TGCCGTGGTAGGTGTGGCAGTGCTGGCATTCTCCTGTATCGGTGTGGCGGTGTTCTTCCTTCCACTGCTGGCAGGAGCATTCAAGGGATAAGGTTCAGCCTTATCCCTCGTTATAGGAAGATTCAGAAAGTTTGAAGTTTTTTGTTATAGATTATTTGATTGTTATAGATTATGACTAATAAGGAATTGAATTTGGCTATCCTGGCGAAGCTCTATGAGATAGCCGAGCGAGTTTGGCAGAAGATGGTGCGGACCGAATGCGGTTCTTTTCGTGCAAGCGAGATACTGAAAAATTTACATGATACTATCTTGTGGGGAGACGACATCGACGTGGACGAGCCTTGCAGGGTAGAGGTTGATACCTTTCGATGCACGTTTAAGCTGGGAGGGATATTCCAGTTTATCGCCAACTTCGAGAGTTTGGCAGGTGTGGGCAAGAATGCCCGATTGTTCACCTACGAGGAGGAAGACCGTAAGGAACTGGGTAAGGTCGTGTTCCAGGCTAACAAGGCGATGGCGGAGCTATGTAAATTCGTAGATGTAAAAAATGCTCTTAGCTCATTGTATCATATCTTTATAGACGCTGAGAGAAATCGCCTGGTGGCTTGCGATGGCAAGAAGATGCTCACCATGCCTATCAATATCCTGGGTAAGGCTGGAGATACCAAGGATATGCTTATCAATGCGAGAATCTGGAAGAAGATGTGTGCCAAGATGAAGAACGGACGTAGCTACGAGGTGGAAGCTACGAAGTTGGATAACCACGACCAGGCTACGCAGACGGTATGCGAGGACCTTATTTCTTATGTGCCTTATACCATACCTTATCCTAACTACGCAGCTTGCTATAGTAAGGTGTCCGACGACCTTTGCATCCATATCGGAGAGAGCTGGAGCGATATTCAAAAGTTCATCAAGATGAATCCTGCTGACGATGATAAAGTATATCTATCAGGTAAGCGATGCGAGGATATGATCACGGTAAAGATGGGAGAGAGTGAGGCTACCTTCCATGTGGGTAAGTTTGCTCATAGCTTTAATATCTGTTTTGCCCGTGATATGATGATGGCAGCATCTTACGTTGAGACCATCTATTTAACCCAAGATCCTGGCTCACCGAAGCCAGTGCAGGGCAAGGACGGAAACGTCTATCTCTTCTGTGGCTTTAAGTTTGCGGATGCTTTTGTTGGCGATATTGAGAATGGAGTTGCCTATCTGGACGGAGTGAAGTTTGAGAAGAGTCTATTACAGACCGCATCTGAAATCACTGAAAAATCGGAAGTGAAGGAGGTTGCACCTTCTAAACATATCCCTGCACCTAAAAGTGAGACTATAAAGAAAGCTGCATCTTGCAAGAAGCAGGAGGCGAAGGCTAAGAAGTCGAACGATGGCAGGAAGTTTACTTTCGAGGCTATCAGCATTAAGCCTGGTACGATTATTACCTTTGCTCCTTTGAACTGCAAGGTTACGACTACGGAAGACAACAAGGTGGAATATATGGGTGTGACTTATACGCTGTCTGGATTCTGCAAGAAGTTCATGCCTGCCAATAAGCGCAACAAGGCTGAAAGCTATCGTGGCTGTGCATTCTTCACTTACATGGGCGTGAAGCTGGAGAAAGCATTCAAGGGCGTGTTGAAGCGAAGAGAAACGAACGAGGAAAGCGAAACGTTCTCTCCTGCTGAACCTGTCGTAACTGTCGAAGTTGAGACTCCTGCTGAGCCTATCGCTACCGTCGAGACGTTCGTTCCTGCTGAATCTGAGTCGAAAGCTGAAATCGTTCAGATTAATACGTTCGCAGATAGAGGCTGTCAGACTGCAATATTTCCTGCATCAAAGGTTGTATCATCTATTATATTAGATATAGGTACTTGTGCTAAGGATCATCGGGAACATATACCATTATGTCGGGGTATGGGTGAGCCTGTAAGGGCTTATATTCGGGCAGGTGTGGTAGTTGTACCTTTGATGGAAGATATGGCAGCATATCGCAAGAAATCGGCTTATTCGCCGAATGTAGTGCATGAGCTATCTTTGCCACCTAATTAGAAATTTCTTCGGAAAATATATAATAAATCTCTGAGCGAAGAGTTATCTATCGTAGAATATTCTTCGAGCGAAGACTTATCTTATACAAGATAATAATAACTAATAACAACGACAATTTAAATCGAAAACTAAAATGAAGAAGAATCTTTTTTATTCGGTGGCGGCTGCATTGATGGCAGCAGGTATGATGTTTTTTGCAAGTTGCAGTAAGGACGCAGTGAGCGAGTTAGTGGATGCTGGTACCCAGCAGGAGCAGAGCGATGGAAAAGTTTGGGTGAAGCTATCTTTCTTCTCCACTCCATCGGTATCTTACGAGCAGTTGGATGCACGTGGGGAGGATACATCGTCTGCATCGGCGAAGACACGAGGGCTTACTCGTGCATCGCTTGTGGCAAACGATAAGCCGCTTACGGATCTCTATATCCTCGACTACGACAAGACGACTGGCAAGCTACTCCAGGTGTTGCACCAAACGAGCGAGGCAGAGGACTTCGCGGAGCCAAATTTGGCTCTCAACTACGGTACGCACACCTTGAAGGTGGTGGCGACAAGAAGCGTCTCCCCTATCCTATTGGATGCAAGCGGCTCGTTATGGGGCCTTGCAGATAACACTGCTTTTTCGATTGCCCAGGGCAAGGAGGATGCCACGAAACCGCTCATCTGGACGAGCACGAAGACTTCGGACACGTTCGGGGCTGTGCAAGATGTAACCATCAAGGCTGGCGATAAGCAGAGCATCAATATCCACCTGGAGCGACTGGTGGCAAAGCTGATGCTGAAGAACACGGGTACCTATCCCGACGATTGCAGCACCATCCAGCTCTCGATGAATGAGTACACACAGTGGAGTTGGCAGACTTTCGATGTTATGGATGCTTTGAAACATCAGCGAACCTCCGATGTGTCGGCGAATGCCGGTATGAAGGACAAGAGCCTTGCTTATTTCTTCCTCACGCCCAAAGATGGCTACACCACGGATATTTCTATCTCCATGTATCGCAAGGGCAGCACGGGCAGCGAGGATGGCAATAAGCTATATACTACCATTACGGTGCCTAATGTGCGCTTGCAGCGCAACCATATCACCACGATTACAGGCTCGTATTATAATCAGGCTAATGCCCTCTCCTTTTCGATAGATGATACCTGGAGCGACGATACGAGCGATGATGTGAGCTTCTGATAATCTACTTATGTACATCTGTACATTGGTACATTTGCACGTTGATACATTTGCACTTTAGTACTTTCGTACTTTGGTACGATAGCACTAACGTGCTTTTGTTGTTTTTATACCTTATTATAGAATTAAATAATAAATAAGGTTTTATTTTTAAAAAATGCAAATTAATTTGGTAGTACCAAAGTATTTTAGTACTTTTGCACCGAAGAAGAAAAGAGGATTAGTACTTTAGTACTTTTGCGTAATCGTTGATTAATACGTTAGTACTTTCGTACTATCCTACATTTCTTCTAAAGGATATTAGTACAAATTATTAATTAACAACAAAAAAGATTTATAGGTTATGGCAGAAATGAGATTAAAAGAGATTCTTGCCTTTGTCAACCACAAAGGCGGAGTAGGTAAAACAACGTCGGTTCAGAGTTTGGCAACTGGCTTACGTCGCTATGGTAAGGGCTACTTTGGTAAGGGTGAGGATGGCAAGGCTCGCTTGCCTCGCGTATTGCTCATCGACTTAGACCCACAGGGCAGTTTGTCGTTCCTCTTTGGTTGGAACGAGGTTAAGAACCCTGGCAAGCCAACGATGTTTGATGCACTCGTCCAGAAGTCGCAGATACCGGTCTATCAGGTGAGAGAAGGCATTTATCTTGCTCCAGCTTCTAAGAAGTTGGTTAGCATCGAGCCTTTCTTGAATCAAATGCCCGTGCCTCGCAAGGCTCTTCAGAAGTTGCTATGTAAGCCGTTGTTGGAGGTACAGGGCGACGAGTTGAGCAAGGAGGGTACGACCGATGTGTTCGAGGCTTTCGACTATGTGTTGATGGATTGCCCTCCTGCCCTATCCTTGCTTACACATAATGCCCTGGCTGCATCGTCGAGCGTGGTGATACCTATCCAATTGGAAATGTTGGCAACGAAAGGTATTGCCGAGATTTTGGGTGCAGTGCAAGATACCCATGATGATCTTAACGACCAGATAGAGGTGAGAGGCTTGTTGATGGTGATGAGCAACGACCAGACGAAAGCCACCAAACAGTTTAAGAGCTATCTCACGGAAAAGTTTGGCGATTACGTGTTCGACGCTTACACCCGACGAGACACCAAGATGGTGGAAGCCCAGGCGATAGGTGAGGATATTTTCTCTTATGCGCCATATAGCCGAGTGGGAAGCGACTACGAGTCTTTCACTAAGGAGATTTTGGAGAGCATGCCTAAATAAGGCATATTCTCTTGATAGGGAAACATCGTTATAGAAGAAATGAAAAACTAAGGAATTATCGCATTATGGCAAGACAAGCTAAGAATAGTATGAAGAAATTTGAAGGACTGAAGAACTCCCCAGCTATGCAGGATGTGGAGGATATTTATGAGGCGAACGAGGCAGAGCGAGAGGCACGTATCGAGGCGGCCGCACCGACCCATGATATGCCCGATAATTCGGGCATATCTTCGCCCTCTGAGCAACCAAAGGCTCTTAATGGTACTCGTGTAGGCTTGAAGCCTTTGAAAGCCGAGAAGGGCGTTAAAATCGCTCTTCCGATAGATTACTACTTCAAGTTGGTGCAGATCAAGGCTTGCATCGGCAAGAGCTTGCAAGACTTGGCAGCGCAAGGAGTGATGGAGTTTATCGACAGGTTCCAGAACGAGCAAGAGGTATAGTTCTTGGTACCGAAGGGCATAATTCTTGGTACCAAGGGTTATAGTTTTTGGTACTAAATCTGACTTTTCGTTTACCAAATAGAAGCCTCTAAAATAAAAAATTATAATATTAGATATATATTATATATTAGGAAAAATCTTTATCGTTGATTTTCAGATACTTACAAAGGTATAGGTAAACGAAAGGTCAGATTTTGGTAAACGAAAGGTCAGATGTAGGTAAATGAAAAGTCAGATTTTGGTAAACGAAAGGTCAGATTTTGGTAAACGAAAAGTCAGATGTAGGTAAACGAAAAGTCAGATTTGGTATGAGCGAAGATAATATAAACAAGGGTTTGGCTTGGATTAACACGCCTTTCTCCTTAACAAAACTGGATAAGCAATATACATTGTTTCAGCAGAACGTGTTGATAACAACGAGCAGGCATCTGCAAAAGTTTGTAGATGATTATTTCCTTGAGAAAAGACAACTGGGTGATGCACGCTCTGATTTTCTCTTTGAGCAGGGTGTGGATCATGCCGTGATGAATGTGCCTCCTATCAAGGTGGATATTCGTGATTTCGCAACAAGCGAGCAGATGAGCTATCAGAAACTTAGGAAGGAGTTGAAGACAGCCATCCTCGATATGTCGGTAAGAACGACCTTACAGGATGGCAGCGAGGATATAGCTCATATCTTTAGCAAGATGCACATTCCGGTATCGAAGAACGGATATACAACAAAGGATGGTAAGAAAGTCCCTCGTATGCTGGGGTACATCGTTCTGGATATAGACCCTAAGCTATCAAAAAAGGTCTTCGATATGGGACAGGGCTACATACATCATTTATCCATGATAGCTAAGTTTGCGAAGAATGTAAATACACCACGTGTATATATCTATCTTTTGCGTCAGATTGGCTTGAACCGAAGTTTAGATATATCTGTTCCATTCCTGGAGTTGAAGTCTTATTTGGGATTGGTGGAGCTCGAAGGCGATAGCTTGGAGATACTGAAGGATGAATTTGGCGAGCCTGTGATGAACAAATATCCTAAGTTTTCCCAATTCAGAAAGCAAGTTCTTGATGTTGTGCAAAAGGATTTGTTGAGAATGGAAAAACTATCGCAAACAGATATTGTGTTTGAAAAATTGACCGACGAGGATTTTATCTATAATTCGGGCAAGCGGAAGGGTAATCCTGATTTTATTCGATTCCACGTAAGAAGAACCATTGTAGGAGAAAATCATCTTTCCAAAGATAAAAATTCCGATGTCGCTTGTGCATTGAATGAGCGATATAAACAAAGATCTGTATCTGGCAGCAAGAACAGAAATCTCGTAGAGGGTGATATATTTGCTCATGTGTGTCAGACACCGGAGCAAAAAATCGTCACCGAAAAGGGAGAAGGCATTCAGCAGTGGAAGTCGTTCTTGTCGCTCGTTATAGACAAAAATCAAAAATCACTGGTTTCTCGCCTATCCTTTGTTGGCATGAAGAATAACCGCTTTTGTGTGAAAGGCAGTGATAATGATTTCGAGGCTTTGAAATCATCGGGCTTGGAGAGACTGGCACAAGAGTATTTCGGGTGTGTCGGGTCATTCGCTCCAGTATTCTATCGTGGATAAGTAGAGAGGTACAAATGAACCTTCGTAGAAATGTGGATATGTAGAAATGTACGAAAGTAGAAAAGTACTTTTATGCAAAAATGGAAAGGTGGAAATCTCCCTTGTTATAGGCTTATCTGAAAAATCACTGGTTTTCCTCGCTTCGGGGAAGGCTGGTGGTTTTTTTCTATTTTGGTATTTTGTGTACTTATGTACGTTGGTACTTTCGTACTTTTGTAGGAAAACACTTTAGGGCAAATCTACTTTTGTCCCAACCATGAAAAATAAAAGCTGTATCTTTGCATCGTGATTTTAAAGATAAAAATGTAAAGATATGAATAATCAAAATCGAAAAGAGACATCGGGTGGTGGCGATAATGGAAATCGCTTCAACCAGAAGTACGGGCTTTGGCATGGGCTGGCTTGGCTTCTTATCGTGGTGCTGGTATGCCTGGGCTGGGTAGGCTTGCTATCATCTTGCAGTAGTTCTGCTCATCTTATCAATGAGGCGAGCAAAAGCGAGGTGAAGGATAGCGTGGCTTCCGTCATCAAAGACAGCACTCTTGTTAAGGTGGCTGCATCGGATCGCGTGCAGCGAGATACACAAACGTTTGGGCAGGTATCTTCGTCTATGCTGTCAAGGGATAGCCTAGAGGAGTTGATACATGAGCGTATCACGGAGTCGATGGATGCCCAGGGCAACAAGACGAAGACCACGGATAGGACCATCCAGCGCAAGAAAGGCAAGGAGGAACAGAAAAGCTACGATGTCCGATTGGATAGCCAACAGCACGAAATCGAACAAATGAGGCAAAGTATTGACAGCTTGGCCCTATCGAATAAAAAAGATGTGGGCACCCATTGGAATGCGAAAGATAGCCTCTATCAGGAGAACGATAAGCAGGAAGGTGATAATGCCACCGCCAAGGCTTCGACGTGGTGGGAGCGAACCAAGCAGCAGGGTAAAGCTTTCATCTTTGGATTAGTGATGTTTGTCGCGTTTTTCCTTGTTAAGAAATATCGGGAGAATCATCCTCATAAAGATAAAACGCAAGAATAAATCGTTGGTATAAATCGAAAAGTCTATGGCAAGTATCTCGATTGATTTAGACGAAGATAAACTCGAAAGAATTGAACTTCAGAAAAAATATATGGGCAATAAGAAGAAACAAAATAACATCGATGAGGTGGAGAACACTGAGCAGGTGCAGACTACCCTGGAGGATTTTGTGATACCTTCCAAGATAGCTGCATTCTGTAATCAGTATGAGCCGCAAGACCATTGGAGCGAGGCTTGCGATACCTTTACCGATTATCAGCTTCGGCAGTACTTCAAAGCTGTGGTATGCCCGTTGGGTGACCCTCTATCCCTCTATATTCAGGAGCTGGAATATAAGGGATTCAAGATGAGGACGGATGAGTGCGGTGAGCCGGTTATCTATTGCAGGCCGAAGTAGAAAAACGAAAATATATAATGAATTTTCAATCAATTAATAAATAAGGATTTATGGGAAGAATAAAGAAACCACATTATTTTTTTAAGATTGCCGCCAAGAGCGGGGTAGGCGAGAAGTTGAAGGATTTTATGGGTCGTTGCAACCAGGTGGGCGAGCAAGCCCGAAAATGGGTGGAGAAACAGGGAGCCGTATCTTATTATGAATCGCCCGACGGCATGGCTGGCGGTTGTGTGATGGTAGTATTCGATAAGTCGGTACTCACCAAGGCAGGCTGGCAGCGCATTGAGATGCCTGGCAAGGAAGGCATGGAGTATCTGAAAGATGAGGAGGAGAGATATTTCTTCGTTCCAGAAAAGGGTAGCGAGCTCGAAAAGGAAATGGAGGCTCTTCCTCTCGTAAGCGAGGCAGAGCTGATAGGCATCTTGCAGTTCAAGCCCAAGGAGGTAAAGAAAGATGTTCCGGTACCATTTACCTTTGGCAAGGAAACACCGATAGTATTCCTGCATCACGATTATTGGTACGTAGATGTGCCTTACGACAGCTTGGCAAAAGATTGCCAGGTGATAAGTGAGAAGGAGTTTTGCCGCAGAAGACTGGCTGCATTGAATGAACAGAAGTAACTTGTGCGTTCATCGTGCAAGCTGCGACAAAATTATAAAGGAGATTTTTCTTCATATTATATATATACTGGTTATTAGGTTAAGGTTTTTAGTTACATTTTTTAGATGGTTCTTAGTTTAGTAGTACTAAATTTTGATTGTTAATTATTAATTATTGTTTTTATTTTAGGGTTTAGCGAAGCCCTCATTGTTTATAGGTGATGCAGCCATCCGTCCGAGAGGGATAGATGGCTGCATGTTTTGTTTATAAATTATAAATGATAAATACATTGTTGGCGGTTATTGGCGATGGCGTGGGCTATCCTCTGCCACCATGCACGCATTCATACTACTATCGCTATTCATGCTCATGCGTTCGGTACTCATCTTTACTACCTGCCCTGCAAGTTCGCCTACTTGTTGCGAGAGACTGGTAATCTGCTTTTGTTGCTCGGCGATGATGTCGAGTAGGCGAGTGGTGATGGCATTATCATTGTCCCCATTGCTGGCTTCTGCGATGTTACCTACTACGGCTTGCGCCTTGTTGATGTTCTGCTGGATATTGCTTCCCTCGTTATGGTTTTGGCGGATGATATTGCCATCGTTATTAGCAGGCTTAGGTTGTTTCACCAGGCCTGGTACTATAGATTTAATATGTTCTACTTCGAGTGGGTTACGAAGCGCACGAGAACCATGAGGTCTTCTTTCGCCTACGGATATGTAACCGCCGTCGGGTTCCATCTGGTCGTTGATACATAATTCAATCTTCGCATCATTGCCGCTATCTTCCTTGTTGGTATCTACGATAAAAGCCGAGATAGGTACGTCGAAGGTATTGCAGAAGCGTAGCAGGTTAATGATAGGCATTGGAGTTTTGCGCTGTTCGTAGAGAGCAAGACTATTATTGTTATTCACAGACCCGAAGGCTTGCATGATTTCACGATTGGTTATGTGGGGATTGGCTTCCATCCACTTGCCCAGATAAGAGTAATTGTATTGATATTGCTTCATAACTATAATATTTAAAATATTTCTTAACTCCTTTAAAATATACCCCAAATGTGTTAAATAGTGCAAATATTAAAAATAAATATACCCAAGATATTGTTTATATGAATTTTATTTTTTAATTTTGCAGCAAATTTAATAAAATAAGTTGAAATGACAAAGGAATTAATCGAAAAAATTTGCAAACCTAGTACTCCGCTCGACGTGAAAGACATCTCGGCTGAGGAAAAGAAGCTCTTAGGTGAGTTTTTATCATCTTTGGGCTTCACAAATTCGACTTTTTACCTTCGTTTCTTCCAAAAGGGTTTCTCTCCTTGGGAAATTGACGGCATTGAAAAGTGCAAGGAACAGTTCTTGGATATGAAAGATGTATCCGAGGTATTGCTTGGCTTCGAGGAGGACGATGCAGGCAAGGAGCATGGCGACAAGGGGTATCTTTACACCTTGGCTAAAAGTCCGGAGCCTGGAGTGTTCTACGGATGCTTACGAAAGGCTAAGAGCTGCCTTTGTTCTAAGTTCCAGGTTTATATGCTTGAAAGAGGCATGTGTACCCGAACCGTCATTAAGCGATTCAACATTGGCGATTGGAAACCGTGGGAGCTGAAAGGTATCAGAGTTACCCTGGAGGAATATTTAAGATGGAAAGAGGCTAAGAAGTAAGACTGATTTATTGAGTTGAAAAATTAAACACATTCATAACTACAATGATTGACGTAACTATTGATTTAGAAACCTGTTCGCTTGCGCCCACCGCAGCGGTCATGAGCATCGGGGCGGTGGCGTGGAAGCGATACGACAAGGAATCGCCATTCTTTAAAGAAGGCAATGGGGTGCTGAAGAATCCAGAGTTTTCGGCTCATGTTGATTTAAGAAGCATGTTCTTGAATGGCTTTTCTTTCGACCAGAGTACTGCAAATTGGTGGGCACAGCAGAGCGACCAAGCTAAAGAGGCATTGCTTGAAGATGACTGCGAGGGCGTTCCCTGTCAGGCCATCGACATCGTGATAGTTGATTTCTTTGAATGGATAGCCAATATCAAGAAAACTTTGGGCGACGATGACATCTGCCTTTGGTCGCAGGGTACCGACTTCGATGTGGCTATATTGCGATACATCTGTTATAAGATGGGCATCAAGCTTGAGATTAAGCATACACAATTCAGAGACCATCGCTCGGTATTCCTTGAGTTGGCAAGAATGGTATGGAAAAAAACGCATCTTGGCGATTCGTTCACAGTAGAGAAAGCCTATAGTCTTGTTACAGATTATAAGGACATCGCCGGTGACGAAGCAGGCTCCGCCCATGATCCATTGTTTGATTGCAGAAGAAGCATCTATTCAACCTGGAAGATGATGCAGATATATAGTGACATCTTTGATGCGTTGGACGAATACGATAAATTGAAGAAAAAGATGGAGGCAAATCATGCCGTTTGAGGGTTATCTTTCTCTCCCCTACGTGCCTAGGCGCACAAGGAGAACGAAGCCAACACCACATCCTTACCTCCACCGTATCGCCTATACCGAGACGGTGAGAGGTTTGTACGATGAGATACCCACCTTACTCTTCCATGCACCTTTTGCGTTGCTCAAGGATGCTTGTGAATATCTCTATAAGATGATGGCAGGCAGAATGAGCAATATCAGAATTGTGCAGGAGCATAGTTGCCGGCGAAAGAACGGCAAATGCTATTGGCGGGTGGCCGTGCAGATTATCGGGCTCGATGAGCAATTCATATCGCTCAAAGAGTTTACGAAGATGCTCGTGCATCGTATGACGAGTATCTGTAACTGCAAGGTGAGACACTATCGGTTGGAAACCTTTCTCAATCTGTAGTTGCCTTCACAATCTCTCTAAAGTTAGAATAATCTAGCGAGATTAGATATACGATAGGTATGCGATATGCACACTTGAACTTTTATTTTTAGACAAACAAGAAGACCTGCGGCGATGGCGGGGAATGGCAACACCTCGCAAGAACGTGTAACCGCCGCTACAAAACGATACGGGCAATCGTCTGATAAAAAGCCTGGGAACTTTCTTTTCTACCCTTTCTCCAAAGGCGAGGAAATAAGTCAGCTTCGGCTGATGAAGAGCGTAGGAATGCTGCGGTATCAAAAGGTAGCGGTCAGTCTCTTGAAATTTGGCAGCGTCGCCAAAGGTCTTCTTTCTTCTTCCAACTATTAGGAAAATCCGAAAGGTTGCGGAGAGAGAACTTAGAAAGTAGAACATTACGATATTGACGATATAGACCCCCGAAAGGCGAAGAGTAGCGGAAACGCCTCTGCATTCGTTCCTAACGACATCAAGCTGTGCCCATCAAAGCACTGTGCTTTAATGGACGCAATCGGGGAGGGGAGCTGAGTCTTTACAGATTTAAAGCTCCGACCACACCCAGTACCCCCCCCGAATTTGTGGGCTTCGGGAGCACAGAGCGAAGGGCTTGTAACACTGCGAAATGGCTTGGTGGAGAACACTTGAAGTTTGGCCTCGCCTATCTCGGTGGGTCTATCTTTCGTCGATTGATTAATATATATAGAATAAACTCATGTTATATCATCCGATTATCAACCAGCTCGCCAACATCGACTTGACTTTCCTTGTGAAGCCAGCCGAGGAGCAACACATAGAGAATCAGATAGCCTGCTTCTGTCCTTTCTGTCAGAAGAAGGTGGCTGATGATGGTGCATCGGATGATGCCCACACTAAACAGACTCCTCATTTCATCATCTACAAGAACCAGCGAGGAGGATTATACAATGGTGTAGGCGTGACGGATCAAGAAAAGGCAGCATCGCACGGTGCTATCCGGTGGATGTGTACGCAGACGGGTAAGTCTGGGTATGGAGCCCTGGAACTTTATGCTGCCATGCGCAACTTGCCGATGCACGGAGCGAGTTTGCTTCGCCTTTGCCACGACCTTGTGGTGCGAGTGTATGGCGACAAGGAAGAGGTAAGAGCCAAGTGGCCTATGCTCTTCGCCAAGATGGATTATCGAACGATTGCCCCACAAACGATAGAGACTTTCTCATTTTTGCCTAAGACTGACTTCAATCCCCAAGAGCTTGCAGCCTTGGGGTGCGAGGTCACTCTTCAGCAGGGCTTACCACACTTCGGGTTTGGCAAGGATTTCGATACACCCATGCTCAACAACGATTTCCGCATCTATGCGGTGGATAAGGTTACTCTACCTAACGTAATGCGACAAGGGCAGTTGGTGAGCGAGGTGATTTATGGCACACCCTGGAATCCACTGTTTGTATGCTTTGCCACCGACGTGATAGCCCCACAAGGCTCATGCGGTTGCTTCTTCCGTCCTGCGATGCAGCAAGATCCGATTGTCTTCAGCACCAACGAAGAGCATACGGTGAGGAAAGTGAGTAAGTGGCTCATGGGCGACAAGGTTTTCACCTATGCCATGGATCATCGTAGCGAGAAATCGACGGCGGTAAAATCTGCCATCGAACAATTCGACCCTTACGAGCAATACACCGAGCAGGAAGAAATATGGGTGGAGAACGAGACCAAGGACGGAGAGCCGAAAGGCACATTCCATTCCGAGCAGAAGAACATCGACGCAGGCGACATCAAGGCGCAAAATATCGTGTTCTGTCGCACGCCCGAAGATGCACTGAGCGTATATTATGCCATGCGTTCCTTGAGGAGTGATAAGTTTTCGGATAATCATTTCCAGAAATATTGTTGGTATCATGTGGCTTTCTCCATCGGTAGGAGAAACTTTTGGTATATCGACCACGGACAGTGGAGGCAGGAAAAACTGGACTTCAACGCCGTGCAGTATCAGAAGATGAAGCGATTTGCCGAGAGGGTTATCATGCTTTACCCTAATGATATTGCGAGTCAAAGGGATTGTGGAGCCATCTGCGTGAAATATAATACGCTGTGTTATGCCATGTTGCCCGATGGTTTTAAATGGAAGTTTAGCCAGCGTTGGCAGTGGCTGTATGGTTGTTCGCCTCGTTCGGTGAGAGACTACATGATAACCTACCGTATGACGGAGACCGACAATTTCATGTACGACCACGACATTCGTATGCCTCTCTATTCGATATTGAGGACGGCAACCGATGTCAATCCGTTCAACCTGGAATATCCACGCGACCCACGTAGCGGAAAGCCCAAGCCACCTGTATGCAAGGTATCGCCTACGAAAGTTTGGCTCTATATGACCTGCAACGGATATTATCGTATGGTGGACCCCAATTCCACCGATAAGGTGGGCAAATTCATCTATCTCGAAAAATGCTTCGTGCATTATATCGACGAGAAATCCATCATTCAGGAGGTGAAGAATCTCCTCTTGAAATACATCAAGGAGTTGGGCTTGAGATATTCAGACCAGGAACGAAAGTTGATGGAGGATAGTGCCAACCTCGTGGATAAGACTTTTACGATGTCTTCGGCGGGTAGTTTGCATCCACTAACAATAGATTTTTCCGAAGGTTACAATGATAACACGGAATGGTTCTATTTCAACAATGTGGCATTGAAAATCACGCCTGATACTATATCAGCCGTGAACTATGATAGAATCAACTTCTTTATCCCTGCTTCGGCAAGAAAAGAATATGATTTCACGATGCAGCGGTTCCCCGATGCACCTTTCGTTATCACCGAGAGCGAAGCCTACAAGCAACGCTTGCAAGCCATCGACGACAAAGACGCTATGCGCAACGAGGATGGTTCGCCGGTCTATTCTTATGGCGAGATTAAGCAGATGAGGGCAGAGCTGCAAGAGTGGGCGCAACTGCATCACTGGAGCGTGCATTGGAAGGAAAACCGAGAAAGGGATATGTGGGGTATCTTGCGAGTGATACGTGGTTGCTCAAACGTGCTTTGGCAGGTAGAGGAAGAAGCGTTAAGAAGCAAGCAGGAACTCACGGAAGACCAGATGGCAGTTATCAACTCTCACTTTGTGAACATGATAAGCTGCATCGGTCGCCTTTGCTGTCGCTCCTGGGAAGGGATGCAGCCTATTTGTCCTTATCTCCTCGAAGATACTATCGAGAACGAAAAGGAGGCAAGCGGTGGCTCAGGCAAGTCTGTGATGATAAAGCTGGTGGTAGGTTCGGCTGTGAACGTATTGAACGTGAACATGAAGAAATTTCTCACCATCAACGATGCTAAGTTTTCGCTTACGCCTATCATCCAAGACCCTGGCAAGTATCGGGTGATACATTGGGAGGATAAGCCGAAGAGCTTTCCACTGAAGTACTTTTACAACTTCGTTACTTCGGGCACCGATGTGGAGCGAAAGTTTGGCGACCCTGTTACTCTGGATAGAAAGGAGTCGCCGATGCACGTTATCACCAGCAACTCGCCATTGAGCGATGATGATGACAGTACGGTAGGTAGATTTCCATTGGTTAGTTTCTCGGATAGATTTGCGAGAGACAACCAGCAGAAGCGCAAGCCACCTCGCTCACCGAGCGACGTGATGAAAGGCTTCAAGCCAGAGCCCGAGGATTTGAGTCCGGCAGACAGAAACAAGACCATATATATATGTGCCTTGGCAGTGCAATTCATCATGCGGTACCATACGTTTGCCATCGCTCCTCAGCAGAACGTTCGCCGTCGTCAGATGGTACAGAAACTTACGGAGAGCATCGTGAGATACTTCGAGTGGTTCTTCTCACGCAACGAGGTATTTTCCGTTCCTATCTGCACGGATGATATGTTCAATGAGTTCATGCGAGATTGGGCAGATGCCAGCGAGGGCAAGAGCAAGGAGTATAGCCGTGCCACGTTCAAGAAGAAGATCTATGATTACTGCGAGAATGTGGGCATCATCTGCAACCCTCCTCACCTCTTCGAGAATGCGGGTGACAAGCAGCGCAGGTGCTTCAAGTTGAAAGCCTGGGTAACGCAAGAATATTTCGTTGGCAGGGAGTGGGAGAACGACAACACCATCGAGCCGAAGTATATTCGTTATATGAAAACCTCGAAACATGTGTTCTTCTTCTATCGTTCGGGCAAGGACGAGGTTCCTGGCAGCTACGAGGAGTTGAAACGTATCGCCCATGAATATGCCGAGCGACCGGACCCTCTGCCATATCGTGATGAGAACGGTGACATCGTTACGCTTACTCCTGAAGAGGAGGAACGCTGGCAGAACAACAAACTTCGTAAGCAAGGCAGGAGGATAAACAGCGGAAATGGCAACGCTCCTGGTACGGGTGCCGAAATGGTATCGCAGATAGATAAGAGTGATTTGCCGTTCTGATGTATCAAGACGAAAACGAGTAAGATAAAAAATAAAACAAATAAAAATAGTTATAGTTATGGCAAGTTATAATGGAAATATTAATCTTTTGGCTCTGAGCGGAGCCAAGATTTGCGTAGGACCGGACGAGAAAAATCCACAGCGTCCTTATGTTTGCATCCCTCTCGATGTGAATGAAATCAGAGTAGAGCCAAATCCGAACGACCCTACCAAGCAGGTGGCTAAGTTGAGAATCAACATTTGGCCTTTCAGTGACAATTACAAGAATACGATTCGTCGTAACAATGCGGAGCGTGGCGATACCAACAAGGATGTCCCTACTCACGAATTGGTAATTTCCTATTCCACCGAGTACATCAAGGCGGTAGCCAAGAATTTCCCTAAGTTGGTGGAGCAAGTAAAGGAGGCCAACAAGGAGAAAGACCCTGACATCGTGAACCAAGACCCACAGGATGAGAACACTCACCTTTTCAAGGCTATCCGTAACCGTATGAATAGACGATTGGCGCAACTTTATCAGCCTAAGTCAAACACAAGTCAGCAGTCGTACCAGCAGCCAAGCTACGGTACTGCCTCTGCTACTTCTTGGACTCCACCAGCCGAAGGTTACGACCCAACCCAGATGGCGGGCTATGACGATCCAAACAGCGATTTGCCATTCTAAGCAGCCCGCCATTTTACTACTCTTCATTATTCAGATAAACTTCAAAAACGATAAGACAAAATGAAAATACAAGCAACATCAGCAGCCGCCCTCAAGCTGGCTCTTCATAAGGCAAGCAAGTGTATCGACGGCAAGGCGAGTATGGCTATCCTTAGCAACGTATTGCTGACCCAGCGCAAAGACGATGGGAAATTCTTCTTTATCTCTGCCAACACCGACTCTCAGCTTACCATCCCTGCCCCTTTCAACGTGGTGGAGGGCAAGTTTACCAAGGACATCGTTTTGCCGGTAGCCATGCTGACTTCTTTCATCGGTACCCTGCCAGGCGATTGCGTGGTGACGTTCGACATTAGCGAGACCACCCAGTCTTTCAACATCGAGTATTGCACAGGCGATGCCGACAAGGTTAAGACGGGTAAGGTTTCCTTGGGCTACGACAAGGCAGATGAGTTTCCTCTCGCCAAGAAGATTGACGAAAACCCTACGGAGGTAGTCTTCCCGATGTCGGTATTCAAGGCCGTATTGAATGATGCAGGTAAGTTTGTTGCCAACGACCCTTTGCGCCCAGTAATGAACACCCTCTGTATCGACGTGACCGAAGATTTCTCGGAGGCAGTGTTTGTGGCAAGCGACAGTCATAAACTCTACAAGCGAGTATATTCCAACAAGCCGGAGCAGGGAGGCAGCGATTTCTATCGCCAGGGAGAATCAAGAAAGATTCTGACCCATTCCTCTTGCTTGAAGACCCTTTCCGTGTTCGACGATTGCGAGGACATCAATATCCAGTGCGACGGCAGAGCGGTACGCTTCGCTTCGGGCGACATCGAGTTTATCACTACATTGGTGAATGGCAAGTACCCTAACTACAATTCGGTTATCCCGAAAAGTATGCCTTACTTCGTTACTTGCGACAAGCGAGAGTTGATGAGCATCATCAAGCGTATCTCCCTCTTCAGTAGCGAGAGCTCCAAGCTGATTTCGATGAAGAAGGACGGAATGTTCCTCGATTTCCACGCCGAAGACATCGACTATGCCATTTCGGGCGAAGACCAGGTGCTGATTAATGACAGCGAGTGTCCGGACGGTTTCACCATCGGTTTCAGTTGGGCAACCTTGATGGATAGTGTTACTGCCATTCCTTCGGATAGCGTTCGTTTGAGCTTGGTTGACAAGAGCCGTGCCATCACCATTACCGAGGACAATCCTTCCAGCAAGGTTACTACCCTCGTGATGCCAATGTTGCTCAACGACTGAATTGTCAGGAGAGAAGATTTTCATATCATCAAACCGATTGAAGATTATATAGTATAAGAATATGGACGATACGTTGTTGTTTATCCCTCCCTGCTGCGTGGATAGGAAACTACCCAAGGCAGTGGGCGAGGCACCCCGAAGAACGCTCACCTTCTACACTCATGGCGATGTGACGATGGAGAAGTTCTTTCGGGCGATAGGTTACTTGATGGACGATGCACCCAACCACAAGGAGAGTTACCTGGTGATGGTGCTCTCCATGCCTGCGATACTTCCAGAGACGGTGGTGTTCTTGCAGCTCTGCTTTGAGCGAGAATGGATTACCCACCTCGTGCTTACCACCAGCAAGAATGCAAGCGAGCTGATAGATATTCATCTTGCGGCATACAAGAGCAAGATACTCTATGCCCGCAGCCAGGACGTGAGCCAGCTTTCTTCGCACATGGTGCTTTACAAGAAGGACAAGGCGTTGATATTGAACGGCCCGATGTTGGAGAAGATGAGTGGCAAGACTTCCGCTTATTCGCTCCAGTTCCTGCCCGATACTGCCAACTGGTTGAACGCTCTGACTTGGGGCAACCCTGTGAAGAACGTCTGCTTTCCCGATGTACTGCATCAGCGACAGCAGGCTATCAAGGATAAGCGTAAGGTGGAGGATAAGTTGCTCTCTCGCTTCTTGAAGGCTGACTTTCCGCCTTATGCCGACGATAAGGAAGAGACTTACGGACACGGCGACCATCATAATTTCGGGCAATCATGACAAGATATACTCAAAGTTATACCAATCTTAGACAGTTCACCGAGAAGTGGCAGTGGATAGACCCTCGTAGCGGGCAGCTCGTTACGGGGTACGTCCACCCACAATCGGCGAGACAGGTAGAGAGAAAGCCTTTCTACATCAAGTTTCTCACCAAGACTGGGCATGTGGATGAAGGCGAATGCGTCTGCCTAAAGGTGGATGTATTGCGACATCAGCGCATGGTGCAGTTTGTGAAGAGCAAGCAGATAAGGGTGGTAAATGATATATTGGTGCTGGAGGTGGATGGCACCCGATTTATTACCCATTGATTCTTTTGGATAGATCATGATAATTGCGTAGTGATACGCTTCTGTTTTTAAAACTCTAAAAAGTTCATTTTAATTTAAAAGGTTAAAATATTAAGTAAATGTTTCTAATGCGGCCTTTAGAGAAAGGCGAACGATTTGAAAGAAATTGTTTCATATAAAGAACGAAAAGCGATAATACGATTTTTTCATATTATCTGGGATTCCTTGGTTCGGGATGGATAGAGGTTTCCTATTGTTTTTAGTGCTTTCTTTTCAGGTATGGAAAGAATATCATCTAATGGATTTCATATAAAAAGATTTTCCTCCTTGGTTCGTGAGGATAGAGGAGGTTTTTAGAATCGCAGGGGTACTACTCAGCTGGTTAGAGTGTCGGCAGAATGGCGATGTAGATTCGGGTAGCCGATGGTCGGGGGTTCGATTCCCTCTCCCTGCACTATATATTAATAAAAAAGGTATATCAATGATTAGAGCAGAGGCGATAGCCATCATAGTAAAAAAAATAGAGACTACTTCCGTGTTCGGCAATATGCAAGCACATGGGTTAAACACCTTTTGCTCTTTGAGGGATATTTGCTTCACGCTTACCTCGGCAATGGGGTTGGGCGGTGGGCAGACACCAGTAATAGCAATCGTGTATGAGTAAGATTAAGATAGATTATCATGTCCCGAAAATCGGGGGGGGTAATGACGCAATCGTCAGCCATGTTTAATAATGGGCCATTGTGGAATTTAGGAAGGTGCGTTAAAGCTAACGTATTGGATGCGGGTGTACTTCTCATGTATGAATAGGGTATTGATAAAACGTAAGTAAAACAACAACAGACAATGATAACGAAGATAAATTTCAAAGACCAGAGCATTAAGAGCTATGCCATCCGCAAGCTCACACCCAAGGAGTGTTTTCGCCTGATGGGTGTCAGAGACGGAATCATCCTCTTGATGCAAAGTACAATCTCCCTCGCCAAGACTCGCATATCGAGCGCATTTGGCAAGGAAATGTTCAGCAAGATATTCGGCAAGCTGAAAGGCAAGGACGATGATATGCTCATATCCGCCAGCCAACAATACAAGCAAGCCGGCAACAGTATCGTGGTAGATGTGTTGAAGAAGATATATGAGCAGATTTGGTACCCTGCACCTGTGCAGCCAAAGGCACAAGCCTCGCTCTTCGATGATTTCTTCCCCGAAGACGTATTGCCGTCGATGCCAGTGGAGAAGAATCCGCATGATGAGAATATCGTTATCAGCGATGAGGATAAGGTGGTACCCGAGGAGAAAGTCATTATCACTACCTTCAGCGGCTATGACAGTCAGTTGATGGCAGCCGATGCCTTACGAGAGGAACACCCCGATTTCAAATACACCTGCTATGGCTGGAGCGACATCGACAAATATGCTTGCCAAATGCACAACCTCGTCTTCCCTCAGTTCGCTCACCGAGCACTCGGCGATATTACCAAGATAGACTGGCAGAAGGTGAAGGAGAGTTTGCAAGGCAGAGAGGTTGACCTTTTCACTTACTCATCACCTTGCCAGGACATTAGTCAGGCTGGTAAGCAGATGGGGTTGCAAGAGGGTAGCGACACCCGAAGTGCCTTGCTTTGGAAGGTAGCCGATGCCATCGAGGTATTGAAACCTAAATATCTCCTGCAAGAGAATGTGGCGGCACTGGTAAGCGAGAAGTTTATGCCCGATTTCAAGAAGTGGCTCAAACGGTTGGAAGAACTTGGCTACGTGAACCGATGGGCACGACTGAATGCCAAGGACTACGGTGTGCCTCAGAATCGAGATCGAGTTTTCTGCCTCTCGATGAGAAAAGACGTGGCTTTCGACTATCAGTTTCCTAAGCCTGTGAAGCTCGAAAGGAAGTTGGAGGATGTGTTGGAAGAGGAGGTGGATGAAAAGTACTTCCTCAAAGACAATGCCGTGGCAAAGTTTCTCAAGGCGAACGACAAGGACAGCGCATTGTTCGTAACTTTCGATTTGCCACCCAAGCATGAGGATGCCATGTTCTTGAAGACTTGGCTCACGTATTGGATGGAAGAGGTTGATGGGTGGAAGATGAAGCCTACCGAACTGGATAAGCTCATTTGCGAGAAAATGATTATCGGGAAGTTTACCTATGATTATTCATCGTGGAAGCAGGACGGTACTTTGCCGAGTGAATATCCAGGGTTCGAGGAAAAGTATTTGGAGAATCTGAATAGAAAACCTTCTGATAAGAAATGAAATTCAGACTGACAAACGTCGGCATACCTTGCTTGAATTATAGGGGGGGGTACTCGACGACCGATAAATGTAACAAGCGATAATTGTGCGGCGACTATCACCACGAGATATGAGAATATCGGGCCTACCAATATCCTCTCGCTCGCCCATTATCCAATGACGGTTGTAATGTATGAATACGAATGAACAAAAAGAACAAAAACATAGAGCAGATGTTTGCCATAGGTTATCGCCCTCGTGATAAATGCGAGTGGCTGGATGCCTATAATAAGGTAGCAATTCGGGGGGGTGCTGTGGCACCATTCTTTCGGGTATTAGCCAGCGCAACATGCACTATGTGATGATTGAGTTATGAGACAAACAGTAAATCGCCCGATTATTCTTGGTTACTATTCCCCATCGCAGAATGGGGTGGTAGTATCGCCAAAAGGTATCGCCCTCTGTATATCTGGGGGGGTAAAGGGCATGATACAGACAAGCCTAAGATATTGATAGAGTATGATTGATAAGAGGTTTCTCAATACTCCAAATATAGGGGGGTATGTGGTACGATTTCATCCCATTATTATAAAGATGGTGTGTCGAATATCTTGCCTGATACCAACTTTTTGATTAAGGCAATAGCAATATTGATAGCGTATGAATAAAGTAAGACCTTTTGTGAAGCGAGGCGACACGATAAGTTTTCGGGGGAGGTACTCCACGGCACTCTCTTCCCGATACGATGGCTGGGGAGGTCTCTACGACAACCACGGTCAGCATACAATGATACTATTGAGTTATGAGTGAACAGAGAGCCATCCTTACCCACTATCGGACGGAAGAAGCGAAATCCTTTCGCCGCATTCACGGAGATACGGGGGGGGTGCAAGTATCAAGATAAATATCACAGGATGAGCCGTGAGCCGTGGAGCAACACGATTTCTACTGTGACGAAAGATAATTTACTATGTATGGAGTTTTCATAGCTGCGTCGAGAGGGCGAGACCCTCTTAATCCTTCCGACCGTAAACATTCGGTGAAAGGTCGTTCGGAGCAGCGGTTTGAGATAAATGGGGAGGGTATAAGTAACACCCTTACGTCCGTAGGTAAAGACAACTTAGTACTGTTGGCCTATGAATAAGAAGTATTACATCGGCTGGAGCCGTGACAAGACAGGCAAGGCAACCTCCCGCCCGATAAAGCAAATCGCCAATGCCGTAACCTCATTTTTCGGGGGGGCGGTCGTACAAAGATGAGTACGATATGGGCGTTACATCGCCCTACGTGATTTGCGAGTTTGAGTGAATAATGAAATATAAATCAATAATAATATGACAGAAATGGATTTTAGATTGAAAATGATGGCGGTGATAATCGCCGTTGTTTTACTTTGCATTTTTCTTGCTTGGAGACTTCGCAAGCGAGGCAAAAACAGAAAGCTACTGAAAGAGTTAAGGGACCTCTCCACCGTCTTCGCCATTTACAATGACTGGCAAAAGGCAGGTCTCATCCATTGGCAGGTGAAAGACCGAAACCTCCTAATAGAGGAACAGCTTGCCCTCGTGGAACTGAAGCGAGGGGAGAAGGAGTTTCATCATTTCCTCGATTGCGCTGCCATGTGGCAGAACTATCAGCTCTTGCAGGATGCCTACGAGCAACAGCGCATCAACGTGGAGGCACAGGCTGTGCGTGATGCCGACAAGGAATTGGGCAAGGTATTGACCGCAACCGATATTCAGCGCATCCGTCTGCAAGCTCGTAGCAATATGCAAGCCATCGACCCGAAGAATCTGAAAGGGCTTATCAGGGAGTTCGACATCATGGTAATCCGTGCCACTGCCAAGAGCGAGAGCCAGGCTACCCAGGAGAACGGGCAGTTGCTCGCCGTAGGTCATTACGATGGTGAGAAACTGGAAATGGCGATGTATGAGGACGTGAAGAGCGTGCTGACATCATCATCGGATTCCGATAAACAAGGAAAGGAGGCGTAAGAAAGCTATGATGAAAACGATATTTTTAGTTTGTCTCATCCTCGCCGTTCTCTTCCTTATCCTTGCAGCCGCCTGTGGCTTGGTTGGCTTCACGCAGATAGGGAAGGACGAGGAGGAGGAACGTGAGAAGGAAAATAACAAAAACAATTCGTTATGATAACAACAGCAGAAGAAGCAAGAAGAATCGTCTTCGAGAGTATCAAGACCAAACACGAGGCTTTGATACACGATACTTGCAGACGTATCAGAGAGGCTGCCGAGAACCTCCAGCCGCAAGTAGAGGTAAGTTTCGAGAGTAATGATGTCCGAAAGGCGGTAGGTCGATATTTCGCTTACCTGGGTTACGAGGTGTGGGAGCAAAGAGATACTCTTACTATCATCTGGAAAAAGACAAAGAATGATGAGTGAAATGCCTCGTTTTAGTGGTAATAATAATGTAAAAATTTGAAAAAGCTATGTATATAAAAGATATAAGTGTTGGTGATATTCTCTATAATCCTGAGACTGGTGCAATAGTTAAGGTTTCAAATAAAGAGGATGATTTGCTAAGTTTTTCGGCTTGTACTCCAGCGGATAGCTTAGAAGCAGTGCAAGTTGACGTAACATCTTTGATTGCTTTAAGAAAAGATCCTCGATACTATGTTCCTGCAACCGAAAGGCAGCGTGAGCTCATGTATCGTAAGATTACCTATTTAGATTATCTTGGAGGCAAGAAAGATGATAAGCATCTTATGGCTTTAGGTTATCTTGTTGCAGAACTTAGAATGGAGAACGAGAGCCTTGTGCGTCGTGTCCATGACTTAGTTGATGATTATAATACTCTCGCAAAAAAGAGACAGCATTCAGAAATAGAATCATCTGATGCGATAAACATGGTAACATTTATGCGACGAGGTACCGTTTGTCCTTTTTGTCTGACGAAAGAAAAGGTTACGATAGGGACTGTTGCTTGTTATAATTGTTCTCATTATTGTGGCAGTAGATGGCACGAGGGTTGGGTAAAATGTGATGCACCCTTGACTAAAATTAGTAAATTAGATAACTATGGCGACAAAGGCTGAGTAATTATAAAATATAGAATTATGAGTGAAATAAAAATTATTATTACAGTTGTTGTTGCAGTCGCATTGATTGCAGTTCTTGTTTATCACTACACAACACTTGATAAATGGAAAAATAATATACGCTCTTCTGGTATTCAGCATGTTTCCCCAGCTCCACCTAAAAACGATTCGAAGCCGGCTAAACAGAAGAAATATAATTTTGATGGGAGACTTGTGATGATTCGTTTGCATGATACAGAGAAATGTGCAGATACTTATATCGTTTGCGACCTATCTGAATTGCATGATACTCTCCAGTCTAATCTACAACGTCCTAATTGTGAGGTAGAGGAGGTTGCAGGCAAGATAAAAATCAAGAACTCTTTTCGTATTTTTACAAATAAGTCTTTCCGGAAGAGATATGATTGCCAAGAGAAGACTATTAACAGTCTCCGAGATGAGTTAGCTGAACAAAAACGAGTAAAAGAGACATATCGAAGAGCGTACGAAGATATAGACAGGCAGTTGATGGCTGCATATCGCGGCATCGCTCCTCATTCAAAAGAACTTGCTAAAAATCAGCCGTGCCCATTTGGTATTAAAGATTTAGATACGGATGAGGTTGTAAGGACGGATTCTATAGAGTGTTGGTCGTGTGATGCTTTTATCTGCCGTAAAACGAAATCGGGAACTATCCTTTGCTTGGATTATCAAGGAAATAAAGAAAGACTAGACAATCATGGCAGCAAGACCGAGTGATTATAAGCGATACCGTGCCGACCTCTACTATACCGTACCATCGGAAGGTGGAGGCAAGGATTACTTCAAGCACTCCCCGAAGGTGCGAATGAAGCAGCTCCTTTCCCTCCCCAATGCAAAGACAGCCATCCCGCAAGCCCTTGCCTTCGCCAAGGCTCACCCCGACATCGCACTGGGTAAGCTGTGCGTGATAACATCGTTCTGCCTCAAAAAGACTGACTATAATTATCGCACGGACTACCAGTGGTACCAGTGGCGAGGACCGGAGCGAGGTTTCGAGCGAGACGAGTATCAGAAGGACGTGCATTGGTAGTTATCTACCATCAGCCGAGAAAAGTTTGTCACCACCGATAAAAATACTTTTTGTACCTTTGCAAATGAGCATACGAAAGGAAAGAAGATAGTTTTTACTTGAAGCAAACTATATCTATCACTTTTATAAACTATACCTATAGTTTTGAAAAGTAATACCTATAGTTTCCGAAAGTGATAGGTATAGTTCCGAACTGGGTATATGTCAGTATTAATAATTTAATTTCAGAAGATATGAGTACACTCACTTTGAAATTATCTAAGTCGAAAGCCATCAATCCTTCTACCAAGAAGATGGGCTATCGCACAACCGTCAAGTCCAACGGTAAGGCAGACATGGACAGTATCGTAGAGTCTGCAAGTAAGAACACCACCATGCACAAGGCAGAGCTTCGCATGGGCTTCGAGTTAGCCCTCGACGCTATTAAGGAAGCCCTCGCAAGCGGCAAGACTGTGGAGTTGAAAGGCATCGGCAACATCGGTTTCACCTGTTCGGGTGCATGGACCGAGACCGCTGAGGAGCAAACTTCCGTAGAGCACAAGATTGGTGTGTCCTTCTATCCAAGCCAGGAGATTCACGCAGCCGTGCAGACTGCCAAGACTTCATGGACCAAGGATAACGAGGGCGACGAGCCGTCCACCGATGATTCCGGCAACGCTGGCACCAAGCCTTCGCAGGGCAGCGGCTCATCATCTGGCAGCGGCTCATCATCAAGCAGTGGCGATGATGGCGAGGGATAATCCTTAGCCGCTTGTAGTTTAGACTGTGCTTTATAAAATTTAAATAATTAAATGGTTATTGAGACAGAATAATCAATTTTCTCACTGATAGGGATTCGCCGTGAGGCGTGCTCCCTATCCTTTTTAGAGAAATAAGCGTGGCAAGCGCAAGAGATAATAAATAGAACTAATAATAAAAAAGGATTTATAGTGTTTAGCTAATTATGGAACTAACAAACGATTTTAAGCAGAAACTTACAGACACCATTCAGGTGATGCAAGCCTTGCTCGATGGCAAGCAACTGCAATACAGAAAACTTCTGTACGACGACCGCTATAGCAGTTGGCACGACCTGCCATCCGGGGACATCTTGGAAATGGAAGGCATTGATTTCATGGCGACCGAGTATCGCATCAAGACAGCCGACGATTCCGACACCCCCGATAAGTATGCCGATTATCCCGATGAGACGAACGAAGATGAACCCTTGCATCTTTCCGACCTGCAAGAGGGCAGGACATATCTCATCAAGAGCCAAGATAAGAGCGAAAATCTGAAACGTGGGTATATCTGCGTCAAAGATGTTTATCCGCAAGATGACATCGTAAGAATCCACTTCGCCATATATATCGAGCAGAATGGCACGAAGGTGCATATCTCCGACCCCGATGTGCGCAATTACCAGAGCATCGCTTCCGATAAGTGCTGTAACTACATCAACTACAATATGGGATTTTATCATGCCGAGGATTATCTTTTCTATACGCCAAGCAAGGCTTTGGTGGAAGCAACCGAGAGTTACATCCGTCGCCTTGGATATGAGTTTAAGGACGGCAAGATGCAGAAGACGTGGCGAGAATTGCATTCTTCATTTATGAACGATTTTAATGAGCTATGAGTAAGACGAAATCAGAATTTAGTGATTAGAATTTATAGCATTACCAATGGAAGATTTATTTTCAAAAGACGGCAATCCCGTCCGCATCCTCAACCTTTCCCTTACTAAGGAATGGTACGAGAAGATTCTTTTCGGCGAGAAGACTGAAGAGTATCGGGCGATAAAGATACACTGGGCTTCGAGACTCATCAAGCCCGAAGCTCCTCATCGGGCAGAAGTGCTCTCGATGATAAAAAACAATACCATCAATGCAGCGTATTTTCTCGTTGGCTATATGGGCTGTTCCATCGCCGAGGATGGCAGCGCAGACCAATTCAATGCCGAGCATAAGGAGCACAGATGGCAGAACGTGTTGGTACCATACACCCACGTCGCCTTCCGCAATGGCTATCCGGAAGACGGTGCGCCTGTCATTATCCGAGAGATAGAGGACATCGTGGTGAGCAAGCCGAAACGAGGTATGTGTCCCGAAGAATGGCTTTGCGAGTATTTCTTTACCATCAAGTTCAAGCCCACCGATGCAGAGGAGTTGAGCCTGTTCCACTCCAACCAGGAGATATTTCGCCTCCATCGGGACGAAAGAGTCTCGTATAAGGGCGAGGACATCGGTGCCAGTCTCGCTGGCTATACCGAGGATGGGCATTATCTTATCCTCGGTTTCGATGAAGACGATAAGGGCTGCATCAAGACGTTCACCGATAACAAGAACGTTCTCCATGTGTCTCACGACTATCGCTCTTATCGCTTCGCCAAGGCGAAGTATGTGAGACCGATGGAATAGGAATAAATCTAAGAGAAAATGATTAAGAAATATACGATTTATATCGTCTCCCTAAAAGGCTCGAAGATTCCCTACCACATCACGCCATGTCCCGATAAGGCACATCTCATCGAAACCGTATATCCCGACAAGGAGTTTGAGGTTAAGAAAGTATCGCTTACCGACGGAATGCTGGTGAACCTGCTGATAGAAAATCCTTGGTCTTTCAATAAAGAAGAGTTTTCGAGTTTGAGAATCGTTTAGAAGCAATCGAATAACAACAAAAAAACATTTAGATATTATGGAAGAAACCAAGAAGCCTATCAAGGGCAAGCTCATCTATCAGCCCCAAGGACCAGCGGGCGAATACGCTAAGTGGGCGATAAATCTATACAATGGTTGCAGCAACGGATGCACCTATTGCTATAATCGCCGAGGTGTGTTGAGCCACGCCTTTGGCGATGAGCCAAAGTTGGCGGCACCTATCGCCAACTTGCGAGACAAGTTGCTCAATGCCTACATGAAGCGTGAGGGCATACCGATGTACCAATTTATCCCCATCAGCATCAAGACAGCATCCACACTCCTAGCGATGAGCGAAATCATCGAAAAGGACGTGCGAAAGATAGGCAGCGAGCGAATCATCCAGGACGGTGGCATATTCCTCTCCTTCAAGAGTGATCCGATGGCAGAGGACACCGTATTCTACACCATCAACTGCATCGAGAATCTCGTCACCAACTACCACGTCCCCGTAACCGTCCTCACCAAGGACACCGCTTGGCTCGATGACGAGAAGAGTGAAATCTACAGCCAGTGCTTCCGACTTCGCTGCAACCTTATCACCTTCGGCTTCACCATCACGGGCATGGACGAGCTGGAGCCTAACGCTCCATCCACCAACGACCGCATCAATGCCCTGGAGCGAGTAAAGGCTTTGGGCTATAAAACTTTTGTCTCGATGGAGCCTGTCGTTAAGTTCTATCGTGCCAAGGATGTATTGATGGACATCATGGGTGTGGCAGACGAGATACGCCTCGGCTTGCGGTCGCCTTTCAAGAAGGATAGATATGAGCCCGATGAGCTGATAGAGTTTCTTCAGTACTTAGTGGCAGCATCGAGAGCGACACCGGAAACCCAGGTAATACTAAAGAAGAGTTTCTTCGATGAGCGACTGTATAAACAGATACCACCACAACTGTATGATGACTACATGGAGTTGGTGAACGAGTTGAAATGTAGCGAACCGTTAGATTAAGCACAAGCAGTATGTCACACTACAAGCGAGGCACCATCGTGAAGGATGGCAAGCTATATGGCTTCTATCCCGATGGCACATTATATAGAATATACGACACCTCCCGACCTTTTCTCCAGTTGGTGAACGAGGTAGAGACGGGCGATACCTTCTTGCGCATACGCCAAGCCACGGAGCAAGGCTACACCGATTGCCCTGTGCTTGGTGTGTGTGACCTCGCTTACCCCACCTCGGCGATAAGGCGAAGCCGCACAATCGGGGGGGTAGGCTTGCCAATGCCCTTACGAGCAATGGGCAGCAGCTATGCGTGTTTGTGGAATTATAGATGCAATAGATAAATGATAAGATAAAATTCTATTTTTCATTATTCATAATCAGAACAAATTCCAAAAGTTCTATAGTAGTTTATAAGGTTAAAACTAAGAAGGGCAGCCGTTGCGATAACGTCTGCCCTTCGCTCTTTTTCTTGCGTCAAAGGTAATGATTGCTTTTATTTGCAAAGGAAATTCCCCGAACCCCGAAACCTTAGTGTTTATCGCCCTCGGCTCTTTGCAGAGAATTTTCCAAGGATTAACTCTCTTACTCAAGTAAATTCAAGTAAATTCAAATAAATTCAACCCATTTATTCAAATTATTCAAATCTTTTCAATACTTTCCAGTTTATTCCAAATTGGAAAGAATATCAGTTGAACCATTTCACGATGGTGTCTCCCTTATATCCTTTCTCCCATACGAACCAAGCATAAGCCTGTGCGCTACCCTCGGTTGCATCGAAATCACCATTCATCGCACATTTCAGTCTCGAAGAACTCACCCATACCCTAACAGGTGGCTGTGTATTGAATAAATACCTACGAGCCTTTCCTTCAAGAAACGTCAGCTTTAGCAGCATAGCCACCTTATATCCTGGCGGAATAATCTGCAATGCCTTCTCCACAAACTCTTGCGCATACTTGTAGGGAGGGTTGGTGACGATATGCCCCTGCCATGACAAGTTATCAATGGCAAGGAAATCTTGACCGCCCTCGCCAAATCCTCTGTCTATCAAGTCTCGGCTCGTAACATCATACCCATGCTTCAAAAGAACCTTGCTGATATGTCCCTCTCCACAGGAAGGCTCTAAGATTTTACCCCCCCGAAATCCTCAATCTTGCATAGCCATTCGGTAGCCGCAGGCTCCGTGGCATAGTAGTCCTCACGCTGTCGCTCGCCATTTTTGTGGTTGCTCGCTCCAAGCGTCTTGAATACAGCGGCTCTACCGCCCGTCCAATCTTTACTCATATTTTGTTTACATTAAAAAAAGAATAGTTACACATTCCTACCATCCGGCAGCACAAACCACCCGATATTCCCTCTCCAGAACTTGCATCCCAGATACAAGCTATCGAAGGCATCGGTGAAGTCAGTTCTTTGCTGCAACGGCAAGTTATCCTCCGTTTCTGCTTTCTTCTCTTGTGATTTATCCTTACGGAAACCCTGATACCCGATACTCACCTCACAAAGCTGCATGGCGATGATAAGGTCGGGGTTTTGCGCCTGATTGATACGGATGGCAGGATATTCTATCCCAGCCAAGGCATCGTTGATGATACGATGCTTTATCTCATGCTTCTCGGGCACACCCATATCTATCGCCGTCACGTTCCAACCGTTGCGCTCCAACTCCCTAATCACGACCATATAGAAACGCTCATCGGTCAAGGCATACGAGGCACCCTGCTTCGCCGTGGTATCATAGAAGTAAACCACATCACGATTGATGGCACGCTTAGGTGCGTAATATCGGGAGAAATTGCTTACCAAGTCACGCAACATCTGTTCGTTCTTCACGTAGAAGCTCTTGATAACGTTCACCGCCTCCACACCGTCACGCTGATACACTTGGCCCACCACCAAAGTATTGATGTTGGCATTATAATCGAAAGCCAGGTACAAAGGCAGTTCGGTGATACAATCGGCATCCATGCGACAATCATCCCGCTCTGCCAACTCCTGCAAATCGGGCTGATAACTCTCCGATGTGATTTTCTTGCCGTCGATAACACCCGTAGCCTTCACGGTGCGGAAGTTGGCATTCGAGAGCGGATCAACCGAATCGGGTATGTACCCATGAACATTTTCTATATCCAAGTTGCTATAAAAGCCATCGTTCGACTTCTTGATTTTCACGTTCAGTATCGAAACCATGAAAGTATAGGCAGGCAAATCTCGCTTCATGGTGCGGATATAGTCCTCCCCAAGAATATCCACGTTGTCGAGCGTGGAGGCACGACGAACCACGAAAGCCGAACAGCGCAACTCCCTCAAATATCCCTCCTGAAACTTATCTGCCTTATCAAACATCTGCATCTCGAAATCCTGTTCAGGCGTAAGCAGATACTCGTAATCGTAGATGAGTTCGGCATCCTCGGCAGAGACCAACTTATAGTTCACAGCCATATCCACCATATTCTTCGTAAGCTGCGAGCTGTGGTTGGGCAGAATCTTGAATTGTCCCTCATGCTTAATCATCTTCAGAGCCACGGCACGGAACACCTGTCGCTCCTCTGGATAGACCACATGAGGCGTGTGCCCAGTCTTCTTGGCATTATAGAGCAAGTCGTTATAGAAGATAACCTTATTGGCATATTCCTCCAGTTGCTCCTGCACCCATCGGTAGGTCTTGCCCTTGAATCGACCGTTCTCTATCACGAGGTCAAGTTTCTCCTCCTCTCGCTCCAGCCAACTGCCCTTCGAGGTGAGCGAGGCATCGCTAAGGAATCGGGTGGACTTATACCAAGGGTTGTAATCGGTGAAGGCGATGTTGCCCAAGGGGTGCGTCTGTCCGGATAGGGCTGGCATCAACTCATCGGTCACTTTCTTATAAGGGAAGAATCTCGCCTCGTCGCCTACCATCGCCGAGAAGGTGTAAGAGTTGGCGGAAGCCGTCTGCGAGAGCGAAATCAATACCCATTGTGCGCCGTTGGCAAACCAGATGATATTGTCGTAGCTCTTGGGTTTGAAGATACTTTCACGGGCGTGCTTCGGCGGTCGTCCCCAACCGAAGTGAATGCCCTGTGTGAAACCAAACATTCGCTCCATGGCAGACATGGTACCAGGGATGGTCTTGCCGAAACCCTGTTGGCGAGACACCGCTACCCAGGCTCCCAACATGCCAGGCATCGAGTTTGATGCCATCCAAACGTAGGGAGCCACCAAGCCGTCGGTCTTACCCAGACGGCGGGCAGCGATAACTCGCTCATCCTTGGCAGCCATATAGAGCGACTGCTGCTGAAACTTGTTGAGATATATTAAGTGTGGTTGCTGCATCGTATAGTTTTAGTATTTTGGAAATGTTGAGTGTTGAATGTTATCCTTTTTTATCTCCAAGCGGGTGGTATTTCTATACTTACTCTTCTTTTTCTTGGAGATTGTCCGTCTTGATTCTCATCGCTATCATTTGTGTATTCGTTATTAACTATCCATGCACTCATAAATATATTGAAAATCAACAACAAGACTATGATGGCGTAATATTGCCCGTCGGAAAGTTCTATCGTTAGATAATCGAAATCGCTAAAACTTTTGCGGTGCCATTCGGCTTTAATAACAGGCTCTATATATTCGGCAAACTTGCATAGGTTGAGGGGATGGTTTATAAACCAATCTCTGCTTTTCACAGCTACAACTGGTGAATCGCACCAAGAAAAGGCCTCGCACCATTTTACCTTGCATTTAGAGTCAATGCCAATGCAAACCACAAGCTCGTTTTTATTACCTCCTTGCCAATAAGAGCGTTGTTTTTCCACAATTTCTTCTGGCTTATTCTTGAAGAATAGAAGAAAAACACGGAATTGCTTTTGCTCGCCATAAAACCCATTTAACCATCGGATAGTTTTCTCCTGTTCTTGTGGAAACTTCAATCCCATGATGGGGCGTTGGTCGTACATTATCACATTGGGATATTCATACAATCCGAGTTTCTTTGCCTCTTCTTTGCTAATATCCTCAAACTTAAAGATGGATCGCGATGCTTTCACCTTATTCTTATATTGGTGTTCCGATGTAAGCGTGTAGGCATTCTCTATAGAATTATCCCAATACCAATCTTGGGCATCCCCATCTTTCGTGTAATAATTTCGATTCATATCTACGAATACTGGTGAAGTCTTTAGTTTCTTGCGGACTATATCGAACTCATCTTTATTCATAAAATATTCTTCCTTGCCTCTTGCGTTATAATACGTCCAGTACTCTGGATGGTTTTCCACATAAGAACAATCATAGGTAACGGTATGCTCATCCTTGCCGCTCCCTACTGTTTTAGTGCATGTACGGTGGATATATTCGTTCCAAGAATCGTAATGTCTTACCTTTGTGACATAACTTCCGAGGTATTCTGTATCGTCAGCATTAACTTGCTTGAAAACAAACTCCAGTAGTATGCCGACGAGTATGGACGGAATGATTAGCGCGAAATATTCCCACCAGGTGGTCTGCTTTCTGAAGAAAATCAACAAAAAAGCAGCCACAACAAATGGGATAAGAAAAATGAAAATCTCCATAAATCCTTATTTTTTGAAAAGGTCAATATCGTTATCCTCTCCAAGTTGCATAATCATCTTAGTCTTGGAAGAAGATATTACTTTGTACTCTATAGGTCGTACATCGGTAATAAACCATTTCGCAGGATAGGTCTTGATGAGCGTTTCGTGTTCTCGTATGATGTCGAGCATTCTTTCTTGTGAAGTCTGAAATTCAGAACGCTGAATCTCTATACTTTGCATCAAGTCCTTATAGAGTGACACATCAAAGTTAGGATTATTCTCCTTTATCCACTTCATCAGTGAGCCGTCGCCTTGCGAATATCTACCTTCAATGAGCTTAGGATAGATGCTCTCGAAGGTGGACTTGTATTCGTCAGTAACCTGCGCTTTCTGTTGGAGCACCTTCCACATCTTGTCGTGAACACCTTCAATCTTGCCACGCTGCGCTTCTGATTGCTGACGAAGGGAAATCTCCTGATTGTTATAGTGGAAATAACAACCAATTACTGAACCTGCAAAAAGTACTGCTATCGCGAGTACTGATGCCAAAATGATACTTTTTGTTTTCATACTTCTATAAATAATAATAATACTTTTCCGTTTTTATTATTCTTAATTACAATCACAGTTCTTACATATTGAATTGTCGTTTTAAAAATTTATCACCTTTTATGAGATTAACGATTTCTTCCTCTGTATGTATTCCTTCCCAAAATAATTCGGTATGATCCATACATCGTTTTTCGTCAACAGAGAAAGGTACACCGTAGTTGGTGTAAACCTTTCCATGGTGTTTTACAAGATGACGGCCTGGATTTTTCATGACGTTACCAATCCAAACATCATTATCACATTCACACCACATAGAGTATTCTTCTGGTGTTAGCGTTTCATCCATGCCTATAGGAGAATGACCGGAACTTCCATTCGTCCCGAAATAAATAATCTTTGCCATAATCTTAATACTTTTTATAATCTTAGAATAGTGTGGGCTGCATCATTTCTAATTTGATGCGCTCACAAGCCTTGTCGTAATATTCCTTGTTCAACTCGAAGCCCATAAAGTTGCGCTTCTCTTTGATACAAGCGATGGCGGTAGTGCCGCTGCCCATGCAGTTGTCAAGAATGCACCCCCCCACATCGGTGTAGGTACGAACGAGATAGCGGATAAGGTCAAGAGGCTTCTGCGTAGGATGCCAACTATCGTGTACGTTTCTTTGGAATGTGATAAGGTCTGATGGATATTTCTCATCAGTAATCAAGTCTTCAGCTTTGCCGAAGGAACCGTAACATCTATTAGTTTGTTTTCCCTGCTGTCTGCCTCTGCTATGATTGCGCTCATGCTTAGAACACTTTCGCATTTGCGGATGATAAACTGGTTGCTCACGATAAAACACCGAAATGATTTCCGTCTGTCGCAAAGGCATCTGCTTTGCATTCAGAAAACCAGTCTTTCGGTCTTTATCCCAAGTGATATTGTATCGCCAAATATCGGGCTGGCTCATCATGAGTTGTGCGGTAAACATGCCCTGTCCGAAGAGAATGATAGCTGCATTCGGCTTTGCGATACGTAGGTATTGCTCCCAGAGCGGTTGCATCGGAATAACCTTATCCCACTGCACATGCTTGTTACTACGATTTAGTACCTCGTAAGGCAAATCGCAAATAATGCAATCCACGCTTGCATCGGGTATGCGTTTCATACCCTCCAAGCAATCCTCATTATATATCTTATTCAGTTCTATCATCTGTCTTTAAATGTTAATGTATGTTCTATAAAATTCCGTTTTATCCGTTTTATCCGTACCAAGGAAAATCGCTACTCGGCGAAATGCCCGATATGCCATTTCTGGCAAACCTTGCATTGATATGCCCGATACCCAAGGGCTTTGAGTTTCGGACTTTGGTTCAGATACTCACAGGCATCGTCTTCCGTCTCGTAGGCGACCTTCGCCTTCCACCCATGCGGACCCTTTCGAGTCCAATGCTCAGGATCGGGACGGAAAGGAGGAATTTTGTTCTGATGATGGTTGTTGGCATGACGGCGAGCGTGCTTGTCGAAGTCACCACCAAAATGTTTCTTGCTATTCATCGGTGCCACCTCCCTCCTTCTCATCGTCGCTATCCGAAGAATCGGCATCGCCTGGCATCGGCATCTCTTTTTTCTTCTTATCGTCATCGCCTTCCATCATCTCTTCCATAAACTCCATATAGTCTGGCACCTTGCCCAGGTCGGTAGCGTTGAGCTGTTCTTCCTCGGCAATCTCCTGCATATCCTTTTGCGTAAGACCATACTTGCGAGCCATCTTGCGCTTGTACTCGTCGGTATAGTTCACGCGGTCTCTCTTCACCACGCTTACATCTTGCGTAATGGCAATGCGGCTCATATCCGGCATCTCCTCGGTAGCATCCTTCTCCTCCTGGAAGTTACCATAGATATTCGCCAAGGCATCCATACCCTTTGAGACAGAGCGGTCGTTGTTCTGCATCTTGCCGGTACGGATGAGCCATTCAGCCGAAGAGATATACATCTGCTTGTGGCGAGGACTCTCGTCGGTAGTGAAGAAGCGGATGATGTGGTTGCAAACAGCCACATCGTTGTTAAGCTCGGTAATGGAGCGAGGCTTGATGTCGCCTTGCTCGTCGATGTCGATGTGCAGAGCCATCACCATCGCCTGTGCCTCCTGGTTGCCCTGTCCCGCCTGTTGCAAGAACATCTCGTAGTCACGTCGGGCGATGTTGCGGCAAGTGGTGCGAGGGTCTATGTCCTTGTTTTGCACCCATCGGGTGTAAAACTCCTTGCAGAGCTGCATCCTGTAGCGTTGCTCCAGCTTGGGGAACATCGTTTCCAGCGACACCCCATTGGATAACCACTTGTCGATGCGTGCAAGGGTATTCTGCGTTAGTTGGCTCATTTCTGCTTTTTTGTTTAATGTTAAGTATTAAATGTTATATGCTAAGTTTCGTCATAGCGTCAAATCTATGCCAAATTCTTTTTCCAAGAAAGCCTTATAGTCTGGCTTCTCGAAAAGCCCACCGCTCACTCTATCCCAATCTTTCTTTCTTGGGTAGAATACATCACGGGTGAACCATTCGTAAACATCATCGTAATGGGCGACACAATAACTATCAGGATGCGAGGCTCTGAATTTCATGCCAGCCCGAAGATAGGCTTTCACCATCTTGGGATATTTCTTGAAGTAGAGAATACGCTTGCGCTCTGTGGCAAGTGGGCAGCACATACAGCCCAAACGTTGAGTAACGTCGATTACCCCCCCCCAGAATTGTAGTATATCGGTGCAAGCGTTATCTTACGGTCTTCGATAAACTGCAAGACATCATCATCGCTCCAATCCAAGATAGGCAAGATTTGCTCCACATGATTTTCCTCTCGCTTGGCACCGTAGTATCGGCAAAGAGTAGGCTCTTTGTAACGTTCGGCTCGCTTATCGCTCTCGCATCGGCGAATACCAACAATAGCTTTATCCAATACCTTGTATTCTTTCAATTCAGCACAACAGAATCGACTAAATCGGGAGGGAAAGCCTCTCTTCGCCAAAAGCTGAAAGAACGTCTGCTTAGGTCGCAATATCTCGGCACCCATATCCTGCACATGTTTTATTGTGCCAGGCGGGTCGATGGTTGTATTCTTGTAGATAGCCCTATATCGAATATCAGCTTCTTTAGCGAGCTGCAAGATAACATCGCTATCCTTGCCACCCGAATAGGCTACCTCTATCTCGCCATCATATCCCTTAGCCACGCTTTGCAGCAGGTGAATAGCTCGGTCTATCTTGCGCTGTAATTGTTCGCTTACCATTTATTTATATTATTTTGTCCAACAATGTTTATTCTCACTGTCTGCAAAATTATAAAATTCCCCATAAACGGTTGGGACAAACTTTCACCCCGAACCCCGAACCGCTATTCATGCAGAGCCGCATTTTGTCCCCACCATTCATAACAGAATCACTATCTTTGCAAAGTATTCAAGGTAACATACAGTAACAACGAAATTAAACATTAAAGAAACTATGCAAACAATTATCCCCAACCTTACAAGGATCATCGCTGCACTCATTGGCTTGGTGTGGTGCTCGATTGAGCCATCCTTAAACTATATCGCCGTGTGCTTCTTCGCCCTCATTTGCGATTGCTATACAGCCTGGCGCTGCAACTGTCGCATCTATAGCCGCTACCGAGAGGCTATCAAGCGAGACCCACGATGCAAGATAGACGGCAAGCTGAAATCGAAGAAGATGGCAAAGATGGTGAAAGACTTTACCGTGCTCATCCTCGCTATCTTTCTCGCTACGATGATAGATACCGTAGTCCTCGACTTCCAAAGCCCGCTCCATCTCGCCAACTATCTCGCCGCCATCTATTGCGCCGTACAATTCGTGAGCATACTGGAGAATGAAAGTACCTGTAATGGCGCAGCCTGGGCAAGAGTGATGCAAAAGATAGTGGCAGACAAGACCGAGCGACATTTCAACATCAAGCTGAAAGACTTGATGAAGGAGGAAGAGGAAATCAACGGAGATGGCAAGCCATCATCGAATAGCAAGGCTACATCGGACAAAGCGGAATCTACACCAAGGGAGGATGAATCTGCACCAAATAATAGTGAAGATGATGCAGAAAAAACAGATGATGGTGCAGATAAATCGGAAGATGATGCAGATAAAGCGTCCGGAGCCAATGATGCAGAAGACTTCGAGGGTGATGCAGACCCCGAACCCGACAAAACCAACTAATTTTACCAACACGAAATAATAGATAATAAATATGACAATATCAGACGTTTTGGAGCATTGGGCGCAAATCTACAAGCCCCTTTCTCACGATCCATTGAGCAAGAAACTGGAAGATAAGAGCTTCTTCCGTATAAGATACATCGACTTGGAGAATATCTTTACGCGCAATGCCAACCAAGTGCATTCGCCGTGTATGCTCTACAGCGTATTGAGCACAGGCGAGTTTCAATCGGCTGGCAAGATGGAGGTATCTCACCAGGTCTGGTTCCTTACCAAGATAAAGGACACCACGCAGACACTTGGCAGATACGATGGCAATAAATTAGAGCAAGTTGCCACCGACCTGATGGAGTATTGCAAAGACCTCGTATCTTGGTTCGTGGAGGTGAAGCGCAAAGGCAAATGCCCGATAACCGACCGGTCGTTCGCCGATGATCCTGTTATCATGTCGGAAATACAATCCATCGACATTACATCCTTCTCTTGTGGGCTGATAGGCGAGTTGTATTCCGGACAATGGTTGGTGGCAGGGGTCGATTGGAAGAGTCTGCAACCACTATATAAGTTCGATTGCGTCAAGAATGGAAAGTACAACTTTCCGAAGCCTGACGATGGCGATGATGATGGTGGCGATGATAATTCATCTACCGACACCAAAGATAAAGAAAACGAAAATCAATAATTGTATCTTGGCTTAATCGCCCTATCTTTTCCTTTGCATCAATGGAAGGGTAGGGCGTAAAAGTCTCGCTTACGAAATCACATAAAGAAACTAAAAAAAGAATATCATTATGGGCAAACCTATCAAGAACCCGATGTTTCCTTTCAGTAGGGTGGCAGGACGTTTCTTCCAGCAGACCATCAATCAGTTGGAAGTAAACACCATGACGCAGTGCATATTCCCGAAGGAGGTATATAAAGGCTATGCCGTAGTCAACCAAAAGCGCAAGGAGATGGGTAACGCTTGGTACTCTACTGGTGAGGGCGTAAAATCCTTTGCGGGTAAGATAATCGAAGTAGGAGAGAATGGTAAGGTAACGATGGCCTTCCAATTCAACGACTATATGCGCTTCGTGGATATGGGTGTAGGCCAGGGTACCAAGTACGAGGATGTGCAGAACGGCAAGAAAGCCCGATACCAAACCCGATATATCTCCAAGTGGGACAGAAAGCGAGGTAGCTCGCAACGTCCTGCCATCATGATGGAGCTTCGCCATCTGCAACAGCGCATAGCCAACTACCTGGTAGATTTCTATGGCTACGAGGGCGAGGTAAAACTTATCAATACCTTCGAGGATGCAAGCCCTATCAAGTTATTCTGATTTCTTTTTCTTTTTATATCGTATAAAACAAAAATCAAAAGCAATATGGCAACAGCAAAGAAAACGCAGATAGTAATCACTGCCAATGCCGCCGTAGCCAAGAAGGTGATGGATGAGCTTCAGCAGCGCATCGACGGCATCAAGCAGAAGATGCAAGCTCTTGATGTGACTACCGACCAAGGCAAAAAAGAGTTTAAGAAGCTGGAGAAAGAGCTGGTTTCTTATAATTCCGCTGTGGCGCAGAATATCAAGAACAGCGAGCGAGTAAAGAATGCCATCAACAACCTTTCCAACACCTCGCTCAAAGAATTGCGCCGTGCGCTGGTGGCAGCGAAGAGTGAGCTGGGAAAAACCTTCCAAAATGACCCGAAACTGAAACAGCGTCAGCAAGATGTCAAGACCTTACAGAATCAGATAGACAAGCTTACTGGTTCGGTGCATAAGCAAGGTGGTGCATGGCAGACGGCGATGAAGAACCTCACGGCGTATGTAGGTTTATTCTCGGTGTTCAACAAGATAAAAGATACAGTTACCGCAGCCATCAAGAAAAATTTCGATTATTCTTCTTCTTTGACTGATATTCGTAAGGTATCAGGTCTTACAATGCAAGATGTGAATAAATTGTCTAACGAGTTGGCTAAGATAGATACTCGTACATCCGTAGATGGTTTGGCACAACTTGCCTATCAAGGTGCCAAGTTGGGTATGGGTAAGTATGGCGTGGATGGTATGAAGCAATTCGTAGCAGCCGCAGACCAAATCAATGTTGCTATTGGTGAGGAAATGGGAGAAGAAGCTTTACCTGCACTATCTAAGATGGTGGAGACGATGGGACTTATCCCAAAGATGGGTATTGAAAAAGCCATGCTTGCTACTGGTTCAGCCATGTTTAAGTTGTCTTCTACATCTACTGCTACATCAGGTAATATCGTAGAGTTTGCTAAGCGATTGACCGGTGTGTCTCGTACCGCAGGTATCACTACCGACCAGTTGCTCGCCCTTGGTTCTGCATCCGACTCTCTTTTTCTGATGCCGGAAGTAAGTGCTACCGCTATGTCTAAGTTTATCGTAGCCTTGCAGAAGAATCACAACTTGATAGAGAAAGACTTGGGCATTCAGCAGGGTACCATCAAGAATATGTATGCGGCTGGCAATGCCATGGATGCCATCGTGCTTGTGCTCGAAAAAATGCGAGACAAAGGTAACATGAATGCCCTGGGTAGCATCTTTAAAGACCTTGGCTCCGACGGTCAGCGACTCGTTACCGCCATGGTTACGATGTCGAAGAACGTAGATGTGTTGAAAGACCACCTCTACGAGTCTAAGGAGGCTTTCGAGGAGGCATCTGCTGTAACCAATGAGTATAAGATGCAGCAGGAGAGTGCAGCTGGTATCTTGGATAGAGCAAACAACCTTTGGGAGAAGGCATTTGTGAATCCAGAGGGAGTCAATAACGTAAAATCGCTTGCAGAAGCTTGGTATGAAATGTCCTCATGGATGACACAAAGTCCGTTATTCAAGGGAACTTTAAATGCTGCATTGCAAACTCTGATAGTATCTGCCAAGATATTTGTAGGGATGCTGCCTGCTATCGTAAATTTTGCAGTATCTCGTGGTCTTTGGTCATTGTTGACTTTTTTTGGTAGTTTAGCAAAGGGCATTTGGGGAGCAGTAACTGCGCAAACAGCTCTTAATACTGCAATGAAGGCCAATATTTTTGGTGCTATTGCAAGTATAGCCTTGACTGTCGCTGGTGCAATATGGTCTTATGTAACAGCAACAGAAGAAGCCGCAAAAGCAGAGGAAGAGGCGCGGCAAAAAGCGAATGCTTGGAAAGATAAGTTAAAAGAGGCTCAATCACAAACAGATACTCTTACGAGAAAACTTCATTCTTACAAGGTAACACTCGAAACTCTTAATGTATCACAGGCAGAGCGTAATACTCAGATAGCTCGCTTTAATCGTGATTTCCGTCAATATATCTCCAAGCTTGGCATCGAAATCAAAAACGTAAGCGACTTAAAAAAGCATTATTCCGAGTTAGCGCAGGAGATACAGCGTGCCACCTATTATCGTCTTCGTGAGGAAGCCAAGCAGAATGTGATGCCTCAATACCAGATGGATCGTCTGAATGCGGCTAATCGCATTAAGAAAGAACTTAATGGTCTCGGTCTATTCGCTGGTGGCTTCACCCAAAAGAACGTTATGGAAATGTTCAATAGAGGTGCTGGCGCAGGTTGGATATGGCAACAGATTATTAAGGCGAACAATAAAGACGCAAAGCAAGATAGTTTCCGTTTTGATATGAAGACCGGAAACTATACTTATACTGATAAAAACGGCAAGTTGGTAAAGGAGAACCCTATTGGTTACAAGGGTTTGTTATCCTCACTTATTCACTACCAGAATGCAACAAAGCGTGAAACCGCAAAAGACAAGGAAATCAATGATTACTTCAATCAGGTAGTCAATCTTGATGGCTACACTCCTTGGGTAGAGGATGAGCCTGGCACGCTCGAAAACGATGCGCCTGACAAAGATGCCATCCGTGCGCAGAAGCAAGAGGAGCGTGAGCGTCTGAAATCTATGCGTGATGAGCTGAAGCAGAAGCAAGACGAAGCAAAGGCCATCATGGACGATGTGCGCAACTTCTATGAGCGACAAGTTAATGCCAAACTATCCGATGCCGTTTCTCTTGGCATGGATAAGACTGAGCAGGACTTGTTTGTGGAGCCTGTACGCAAACGCATGGAGGAGGCACTTAGTCAAGTACGTCTTGCCATCGCTGGGCAGAAGAATACTTGGGAGAAATTCAAGAAGACGATGGATAATGATTTGGTGGAGAAAACCGATGCCACAGGTATTAATCTATCCAAAAATCTCTTGAATGGTATCACTGCCAACAATGTAGATGATCTACGTGCAAAGATGGAACAGCTTGGTAAGGGATTGAATCGTTCTATGGGTTCTATCACCGCCGAGATATTTGCAAAGGCTACACAAAACGAGCAGAATCGTATCAAGTTGGAGGCACAGCAGCTGGAAGCTCGCCGTAAAGTTGCTCAGGAAAACAACTATATGGGTGCCGTGCAGCAGAATATGTACGATGATTTCAACACCATGGGTTACGCTAATCCTACGTCGGTGGAGGCAAGCGATAAAGCAGCTTTCGACAAGCGAAAGGCTAACATTATCAAAATGTATGAGACTGCACGTCAAGACATCAATAAGTTATATCAGATAGATGTTTCCGATAACGCAGGTAGAAGCCTTTTGATGCAGATGCTCTTCGGTGACGATCCCGATGGTATGGCTTCGCGCATTCAGAGTGTGCTTGGTAATAATGCTGAGGATTGGAGAGTGTTTTACAACAAGCTTCTTCAATACTCCGACGAATACACCGAGGCACAAAAGAAGACCTACGACCAACAAAAAAAGATTGCCGACCAGATGTGGAATACCAATAAGCGCAATCTTGCCAACCAAGAGAAACTTCGCAAGATGCAGCAGGAAAGCAATCTCTTTGGTAAGCGAACCAACCTCCTCTCTAACCTCGGTCTTGCCGACTTGACTGCTGATCCAGAGGTAGAATTGATGAAGGCTCGTCTGAAAGCGGCCGAGGATTACTATTACTTCATCGAAAAGAGTTCTCGTAACAAACAGCTCTTATTGGAAGCAGATAAGTCTCGCCAGGAGGCAGAACTGAATTATGCCAACCAGCTTGCTACGGCGATGAAATCTCGCCTTTCGCAGATGAAGGAACTTGTGCAGCCTATTGAGGATTTCGGCGCAGCAGTAGGTCAAGCGTTTGCTGAAATGCGCAATGATGTATCGAGCGCACAAGAAGCTATCAAGAATGCCCTCAAATCCATGTTGGAGAGTTGGGGAAAGATGGCATTGAACGATGTCAATACCCAGATGTGGAAAGCCATCAACGATGCAGGTGCCAAGCAAGGCAAGAATAAGGCACAGCCCGATATAGATGCGGCTCGTGCAGATGCAAAAGCGAATGCAGAAACTTATATCAATGCCGATTGGCGTAACCTGGGTACAGCCGACAATCCGATGTGGGTACGCTTGGTAGGTAACGAATACGTAGATGCCAATGGCACTCCACTCTCACAGGGAGAGCCGCCTCGTGCATGGCAGAAGCGTAACCCTGATGGTACTATTGATGACTATAACCGTGAGGCTTTCGGTATCGAACCTCCTGCTGGCAAGGGTGCACCCGATAAACAACCTGCAAACTCCAATGCGAGAAATGTAGGTAAAACTCTTGCCGGTGCGGGTAGCGAGGCTGGCTCTGCCATCGCCGATGCAGCTACTGGTAATGGATTGTCATTATCTGATGCTGTGGCTGGCATCGGTGGCAGCGTTATCGGTGGCCTGATGAACCAAGAGTTCACCGTTGGTGGAAATGGCTCAAATTCGGACGCAGGAGCGACCGCAAACACCAATGCGGGTAATAACACCAATGGTGGCGATAAGACCGACAAGGAGCAAAAAAAGCAGCTCAAAAAGGAGAAGAAGCACCAGCAGGAACTTACCAAGGAAGTGAAGAAAGGCGCAAAGGACCGCTCTAAGGAGACCGATAAGGGAATGAAGGACATCGTTCAGACTACCGACGAGGGTAATACCCAGCAAACAAGGGGTACCGAGCTTGCTCAGAATGCCATCGTCACAGCTACCGACAAGGCTTTAACGATGAACCTTGCAGCTAAACAGAAGAACAATGATGAGACTCTTCAGTCTGATGCAGCTCGCACGCAAGGTGAGGTAACATTCTCCATCGCAGGTGCCATGGCGAAATGTTTTGAGTTCCTCGGTCCTATCGCTGGTCCTATTGCAGCCGCAGTAGTGATGTCAACCCTCATGGGCTTATTGCAGTGGGCACTGTCTTCGGCACTCGGTGGAGGCAAGAAGAAGTCTTCTACGAGTAGCACAAATACCAAACTGGTGACAGGTATGTTGACCTACGATAGCGGAAACGTGCAAGACTTAAAACCTTTCGTAGCCGACAATGGCGAGGTGTATTGGGCGAAAGAGGACGATGCGCCTAAGCAGAGTGGGGTACAGATGCTATCCACCCCAACCGCTACCACTATCAATGGGCAACCATCCCTCGTAGCAGAGAAAGGTCCCGAAATCGTGATTGGTCGTGAGACAACCCATGCCATGATGATGAACAACCCTCAGCTACTGAAGGCACTCGTCAACTACGACAGTAACTATTCAGGGAGAAACGCAGCAAGAAGGGCTTTTGACAATGGCAACGTAGCCGATACCCTTGCAGCAGGCTTGCAAGCAAGCAATGGTAATCTTTCGCCTGGCGCGTCAGCGACGGGCGACATGATAGCAGCAAGCACCGCAAGCAATGCAGCCCTCATGCAAGCGGTTAATGCGCTCCTGGAGCGATTGTCGCAGCCTATCAGCGCAAAGATTGATATGTACGGCCGTGGCAATCTCTATGATAGCATGAATAAGGCTAATCAATTTATGAAGGGCAAGAGTTAAGCCTCTCGAATATCGCCCGATATGGGTGATATTCGGGGCTATGATGAACTTAATGTTTTCATCTTTATTATATATTAGTTAGATTTTTGTTGATTTTTATTTTGAACCGCTTCGTTGTGATAACGAGGCGGTTTTTCTTTACCCCGAACCCCCGTATTGTTGGCTTTTCTCTGTGATTGTCAAAAAACCGATTTCTTTGACTATTTCTACCAAACTACGGTAACTTGTTGATTTTTGGACTTTTGGGGGTATTTTGAGGACAAAAGTCCAAAAATATTGCGTTTTTCGCAAACCCCTTATAGAATTTCCCGACATTTTTTCTTTTCCCTATATTCAAAATCCCCTAACCTCAAACTATAAGTAGGTAGCATATACAACTTTGTTGTAATCATTTGACAATGAGTAGTTTAAGTGATATGGGTAAACAGCAACAAAACGGCTGATTTTATTAGATTTTCCCTAAAACATATACACTTTCTAAATTTATTTTTACCACGCATCACTTCCTATTTATAGAAAAAACATAAATTTTTAAACAATAGATAGATAATCCGCTAATTTTCAGCGAGAAAAAGCAAAATTAGAAATAATCAATTCATGGACAATAGGGGGACAGAGCATAAACAATGGAGGACATTTTTAAACATTTGGTCTGAAAACTTTTTGATACCTCAAAGTTTTTTTAAACATTTGGTCTCGTTTTTGGACTTTTGGACCAAGAAAAGTTTATTTTTTGGACTTTTGTTGTGAAAATATAGCCCAGATATGTGCATGACTATATAAAAAGCATTAAAAATTTGTTTTACCTATAAAATAAATATCCCAAATATTGCATATTTCAAATTTATTTTTTAATTTTGCAACCGAATAGAGAAATAAATATATCCGAGTTATGTTTGAAGAAATTTGTTCCATATACGAGTCTGCCACCGATGCCTACGGAAGGTTCGTCGATAGAGAGACGGGTGAGTGCATTCAGCAGATGTCTATCCGTGAGTTCTGTCTTACGGATAGATGGAAGCCGTATGTTGAGAAGTTGAGGGCGATGCGCCAGGAATATGGCAGCAAGGCAAAGAAGATGCCCGAATACATCGACACCAAGAAGATGTTACCTGGAGCTACGTTGAGCGGTCTCTTCTCTCTCTACGAGGACGAGAGCCTTACCCACCCAGGGCAGCGAGTGATGGTTTCCCGAAGAGAGACCCATCTGAAACAGCATACCGGCTGGCTCGCCATCGACATCGACCTGCAAGATAATTTGCAGCTTACCAACTTCGAGAATATCAAAATGGTGGCTCGTTTTCGTCCAGAGATAGGTTTGTTGATGAGAAGTTGCTCGGGTACCGGATATTTCGGCTTGGTAAAGTTGGCTTATCCCGATAAGCATAAGGCGCAATTCAAAGCCTTGCTTCGAGACTATGCGGCTCTTGGCATCGTGCTCGACAAACAGTGTGGCAACATCGGGCGAGTGCGCTTTGCATCCTGGGATGACGAGGATCATATCTACATTAATAATCATGTGCAGCCTTATCGGGGCTTGTTGATGGATGAGCCGCAGGTGGTACCGCAAGCGCGAATCAACTACGAGCGACAAGCGAGACAGCGTTATCAGCAAGCGATGAGTAACAACTCCAGTTATAACTCGGAAGAGGCATACAGATCTTTCTGGAACGACCCTCGCACACAAGATAGATTGATAGAACTGATAGTGAAGACGCTTGCGGGCAGAGGCATTAATATCGCAGAAAGTTATGATGAGTGGACCAAGGCGGGTTGGGCATTGAAGGCTCACCCATACGGTGAGCGTCTCTTCCATGACCTTTCCGCTTGCAGCCGAAAGTATAATTCGGCTCAGACTTCACAGAAGTGGAGGCAGCTGGGTAGTAGCAATACCGTAACCTATGCCTACCTCATTCATGCTTTCAAGCAGAATTGCGGTGAGGGAGAGTATCATTCCATCAAGCAACAAGTTTGGAGGGAGCTGCATTAATAGTACGATTATCCGTCGTTGACTCAGTACCCGAATTTGAATTTCTAAATGACAAGTCATAAAGTTTGACGAAAGACAATCGAAAAGAGGTACTCGTGATAAGCGAAAAAGACTTTACATAAAAGTCTTATGAAAGTCTTACGAAAGTCTTATGAATATTTCACTGATATTTCACGGTTATTTCACTGTTATTTCACGGTTAGTTATATTAAACACTGAATAAAAAATATATACAAAATATGAGATTGATAACAATTACAGGCTCCAGTGGGGCTGGCAAAGATACGGTGGCTATGATGCTATCTGCCATGACGGGGTATAATATGATATGCTCTTATACTACTCGCCCTATTCGTAAGGGTGAGTCGGATGGCATCCAACATTACTTCGTGGATAAGTGCAGGGTGGCTAAAAATCAGATGTTGGCTTACACACAATATGGAGGTTATGAATATTGGACGGAGGTAGGCCAGCTGTCCGATAACGCCATCTACGTGATAGACGAGAAAGGTTTGGTGAAGCTGTGTGAGCGATTTCCTGATATTAAACTTGTGAACATCTATGTGTCCGCTCATTCCGATACGCTCGAAAAGAGAGGTGTCAGCAAGGAGCGACAAGCACGTGATCACGACCGCTACCATCTGGATATTAATGATTATGAATATATCATATTCAATAATTCCTCGATGGTTGATTTGCGTGAGTTGGTTGCGCTGGTAGCCAAGAGGCTTAGAGAGACTGAATAATATACATATTAAACAATATACAGAGAAGAAAAATGAAAATGATAATTCCTGGTGTGGAGTGGTGGCCGCAGAAGACCGCCGTCCAGCAGATAGCCAAGGTGGGCAGAATCTGTTACAAGAGCAAGGCGAAGAAGTCTGACGAGGATTTGTCCGAGGAGCAGAAAGAGAAGTTCAGAGAGGAGCAAGCCGTCAAACTTTGCAACCGCTTTTGGGATAGTGGGCATCGCTCGATGTATCGTCATGGCACGCTCTACTTCTTCATCAAGAATAGCGGGCAGGTGCCTCGTGACCTTTGGGCATTCCTCTGTGCATCGCCATACATCGACTATGCAGTGAAGGATAGAAAGGTATGGATCAGTACCAACCTCCAGTTTATGTGCGAGCATGGCAGCCTCTACAAGCTGGTAGAGCGATATGAGGTGGAGGAAGAGGACTTTATTACGATGGCTCAAAAGTACGACTGTCAGGAGGCTTATTATCTCCTTCGCATGACGATGGTGGTAACTACCCAGATTTCAACTTCACGAGAGTTGAACCGCACATCGCCCAACTGTATCAGCGAGCAGAGTACTCGCTACGTGAATATGGAGAAGAAAGGTGGTGTGCAGATAGCCAAACCCCATTGGTTGCACGATGGTACCTGGTGGCAAAGATTCCTCTTTACTATTGGCTGCAAGGTGAGTAGTTGGATATACCTACGATTGCTGAAGAGCGGATTGAAGGCTCAGGATGCAAGAGGCATTCTTCCGCTTGATACCTATACCGTGGTGGCATATACCTACAACATCAAGGAGTGGCAACACATCATCAACCTTCGTTTCCTGGAGAGTACCGGCAAGGCTCACCCGAACGCCAAGATGATAGGTTGCTTGATCCACAACACCATCTTGAATAGAATGCAGCAGCTTATTCCAGACTTCAAGTTTCAGAAGGAAACATTGGAGTAAATTACAATAAATTGAAAATAGCGCAAATAAAATGAAGTTTTTAATCAAGAAATTAGATGATAAAGCTCTGATTCCTTTTAAGGCGGATGGGCATGAGGCAGATTTCTGCTACGATTGTGTGGCAGTGAGCGAAAAAGAGGTTCATCCTGGTGTATGGAAGTATGGCTTAGGTTTCGCCTTGCAGCCAGTCAATGATTGTGATGGAGCGCATATCCGAGGTATTAACCTGCGTGCCCGCTCATCGGTGTATAAGACCGGCATGGTGCTTTCCAATTCGCAAGGTACCATCGACGAGATTTATACAGGCGAGTTGTCGGCTGTGTTCTATCACGTAGTGCCATCCTTGCCTCGCTACAAGGTGGGCGACAAGGTTTGTCAGATTTGCCTGGAGCGCACAGAGCCACTGGATTTCGAGTTGGTGGATGAGCTTCGCAAGACTGCAAGAGGTGCCAACGGCTACGGATCGTCGGATAAGGAGCAATCATAATATGGCACGTCGAATTAACAAAGATTGCCCATTCACAGCCGAGGAAATAGACGCTTTTCACGCCATGCTCTATAGCGTGAATTGCTCGTTTCACTGTGCAAACCCTGCACCTGTATCCTGGCTGAAAGGTTATCAAAATCATCATAGCCGTTTGAAGAAATAATGGCTGTTATGATAAATAGAGGATTTATAGTGTAAAAAATAGGGAGACTTAAATCTCCCCTACAAGTAAGCAAGCAATATGGCAAAGAATAAAAAAGACTTGGCGAAGAAAGCCGCAAAAATAGAAATGGAGCCTACCATCTATGTGTTCAATTTCAAGGACACACCGATGGAGAAATACACCGAGACACTGAAATTACTCTTCGGTGATCCTGACTTTGTGGAACTCGTCAATAAGCGCAACAACCTGGTGAAGGCAGCAGGACGTATGCGCCCTAATTCGGCGGAGATACAAGCTGCTATCCGTGGCATCCAGCAGCGAGACCGCAAGTTGGCAGACCTGATGTATGCCCTTATCGTGCAGTCGAACATTCGTTCTGATACCACCTACGACCTCCTCTCCTTCGACAACTTGATGAAGTACTATGTAGATTACTCCAAGGAAGGCATGAACGAGCAGGTGGATAGACTGTCTGCCAACCTGGATAAGATTACTTTCCTCTCTGATATGCTGGAGAGTCTCTTGACTGATATTAAAGCCGACATGAAGAATGTATTCGGCAACGCCATCGAGTTCACCCAGTTTGACGGCGTGGCTACGATGATGCAGCAGTTGAGAGGCTTCTTCCAGTGCTCACGAGACAAGGGTATGAAGACCGAGGCAGACCAGGAATTGTACTTTGATTATTCGGATAGTATCAATGAGTATATGGAGAAACGACTGAAGACGTACAGTGAGAAATATCGCAAGCTGCATCCTCGCCGCCCTACCTATACAGCCGAGCAGATGATGGAGGCTATCAACCTCTTCTTCGAGAGTGGCAAGCATTTTGGTATGAACTTCATCAAGCGAACCGAGAATAACGGTGCCTACATTGATGCCGTGGCTCTCGCCTATAATCTCTCGCCAAGCCAGACGGACAAGCTGGATAAGCTGATGGCAGCAGGCAAGGCAAAGATTGATGCAAGCAAAGACCCACTGAATTATTGCTTCCTGGTAACGGATGCCATCATGCTATATTATCAAATGAACGAAAAGAAATGATAAACTATATATAAATGATAAGTTATAAATCATAAATTATAAATAAATGCCAAACATCTTTCTTCGATTACCCACCAGTCGTTGCCAGTATTTTCGGCATCGAGACCCTAAGCAAGTGCTTGCTTGGGAAGAACCATTGATATTCAATGCCTACATGCCGGAATACTTTGTGATGAAGAACTCGCTCACCAATGCGAGCAGTCGTACGCAGCAGGTTAATCCCGCTTGCTTCTCCCAGTGGCAGTGGACCAACATGATGCAAGGTAAACACCCATTGGGAGGCAAGGTAATTGTCAAGAGAAATACGGCGGATTATCTTACCTTTGCAGAGGTACAATACCTGAATGGTATCTTGGACTACGACCGCAGCATCAAGGAAGACTATCTTTGCATCCACTTGCCAAGCGAGGTGGAAATGATAGACATGGTTCGCCCTGTCACTCCTACCTATACCCTGGAGGTTCATGGCGTAAGGCGATTGCTAACGATGCTCAACAACGACTTCAAGCGAAGTTTGGTAGATTGGGCCATCTCTACCTTCGATTTTTGCGTATGTAACGGTAGGATTATCGCCAGGGCACAAACAGCCATGCTGGAGCGTTACCTTATGAGATATGGTATAGAGCCAACCACGGAAGAGAAAGACAATCTGCGTCGCATCATCCTTAGATGGTTGAAGACCGACCACCTGGACTATACCTCCTATTCGTGCATGGATATGCAGTACGAAGACCCTAAGGAGAGCATACATCGCGTGGATGGTATTGTTTGGCTATGATACGTAACTTAATTAATAACTGTTAAAGTGATAATTAAAAAATATTAAATAACAAAGAAAAGTTTTTACCCAGTATGAAAAAGCCCGATAATTGCCGAGAATATTTTCTTGATGGCATCACGGATGCCTACTTTTATCCAACCAAAGGTGCGGTATTACCCATCCCATCCTTCGTGAAGCCTATCCTCTCGATGAATGATTGCGAGATGGGTACTGCCAACCTGCATATTGCCACCACTGAAGGTGATAACAACTATGTTGTGGCAGAAGCTATGACGGTGAAAGTTACATCGTCTGTAGCTGGCAATGGTATGCCTTATACCTTCGAGATAAATGCCACCATTTCCATTGGCAAGGAAAATATCTACGAAATTGTATCTAAAATGGGGCAGCAGGAGCATTATATTGTGCTCAAAAACCAAGATGGTACCTATTACCTATTATATACGCTGTCCAATACGTTCAGAATATTGGCATCATCGACCAACCAGAGCAATACGGAAACTTATACGCTCACCGCCTCCATTACGGCGATGAATGATAAGATTCCTATCACGTTCAAGCAGGATTGATGGAAAGAATATGATAGAATAGGTTGAAATGAATATATAAGTACTTCTAACGCGTCTTTGGTAATTGAGACGTGTGCCATTTTTTATTAAGTTTTTAGGTGCAAATAATATTAGAGCGATAATGTTTTTGTATTTATTTGGGAGAGCCGCTATCCGTGAGGATGGCGGCTTTTTTGTTTATTCGCCTGTTTTAGATTATTTTTGTCCCCTCTCGTCTACCCTCTTTTTCTACCTTTGCAAGCAGAAAGATTTATAAGACATTTCTTCATATTGTCTTCGATAAGAGTTTTCTAAACGAGGCAAAAAGATTTGTTTTAGGATAACACAATTTGGGATAACAAAACATACGATAACCTTTAAAAAATACAAACCCTCTATGAATGGTTTATACGAATTGATAACTAAGAAGGAGTGGATGATTCTCCCTGACTTCGTGCATGGCATGAGAAAGGCTTTGGAGCAAAATTTGAATGCCCATGCTGCATTCGAGAAGCCTCAGAAGTCTTGCGGTTTCGTTACTGCCGTCGATGCGATGGGTGGTGTGTACTACCCAGAGGAATATCAGATTTCCGAGGATGGCAAGCAGGTGCGTGGTAACTGGGCGCTCGAAGATGACGACCTTCAGAACTTCCCGTTCGTGAGCGTGCTCACCGTGGATGGTCCTATCACCCGAAACGGCGGAGGTTGCTCTTATGGCAGTATCGACCACAGAGACATGATGATTCGTGCAGCTAACCATCCGTTGTGCCGAGGTCACATTTTCATCATCAACACTCCTGGTGGTTCAGCTTGGGCTAAGAACGACTATCAGCAAGCCATCGACTATGCTCACTCCAAGGGTCAGTTTGTCATTGCCTTTATTGATGGCATGTGTGCCAGTGCTGGTATGTATCTCGCCTCTCTTTGCGATGAGCGTTACTACATGCACCCGAAGAACGAAATCGGTTGCATCGGTGTGATGGCAGCATTCTACACCCAGGCGGATGGTAGCAAGAACCAGTTTACCGATGAGACTTACCATGAGCTTTACGACCCCGAGAGTTTCGACAAGAACAGAGAGTTTCGTGATGTAGCCAACGATGGCGACACCCAGGCACTCGTAGCCGAGCTTGCAGAGTTGGGCGTGGAGTTCCGCAATGATGTGAAAACCGCTTGCCCTAATGCGAAAGACGAACACCTGCATGGAAAGGTATTCAGTGCCGAGAAGGTGAAAGGCATCTTGGTAGATGAGCAGAGCGATTTCTTCTCTTGCGTGCAGCGTTGCTTCGACCTGTATAATGGTACGGCCGAGCCTATCAAGCGAGAGACTTCTTCCGATGAGCCGGAGGATGAGCCACAGAATGAGCCATCCAACGACCCAGAGCCAAGCAAGGAAGACCCGCAGGCTTCTTCATCAAAACAGGATAACAATTCTAAAACTCAAATCAATATGGCAAATTATCCACAGATCAACAAGGCTTGTGGCTTGAAGGAGAATGAGATTGAGGTTAAGGAGGAAGGTGCATTCATGAATGCCCCCCTGCTTGATACTCTCGAAGCATCTCTTGCAGCTAACGAGCAAAAGGTGGCTGATGCACAGCAGAAGGCTACCCAGGCAGAACAGAGCTTGAATGACTTGCAGGCTAAGTTTGATGCCCTCAATGAGCAGCTTGCTTCCGCACAGGAGGCGAAGGCTAACGCAGAGAAGGCTCTTACCGATGCTAACGAGGCTCACGCTACTGAAATCGCCAACATCAAGGCAGAGCATGAAGATGCTATCGCCAAGAAAGATGAGACTATCGCCCAGAAGGACGAGGAAATCAAGAATCTTACTTCCGACAAGGCCAAGGCTGACGAGGAGTTGAAGGGTGCGAAAGATGCACTCGCAACCGCCGAGCAGACTATCGCCGACAAGAATGCACAGATTGCAGCTCTCAACGAAGATCCAGGTAACGAACCAGAGGCTGGTGCCGCTCCTGAGAACAATGGCGAGGGTGCAAAGGTAGAAGAGGCTCATACAGCCTACCCTACTTGGGATCCTGCCGACCCTATCGGCTCAAAGAAGGCTATCGAGGCTTACAGAAAGTCAACAGGCCTCTAATCTCATCATTATTCTTACTTCGATTTAACAGAAAACATTTTATCCACAATTAAAACTATATTAATTATGAATACACCAAAAGACTTTATTGGCATCGAGGCTCTTCAGCAGGTTGCCAACCAGGTATTCAAAAGCGTGGTTATGGGTCCGCAGTATGCAGCTCCGGAGGAGATGCAGCGTCTTGGCATCAAGGTAATCAGCGGCATCCAGTACCAGCGTACCACTAACATCTTCCTTCGCAAGGGTGGCACCACTCGCCGCAAGGATTTGAATCCTAAGATGGATTCTCCAATCGGTTTCTTGAAGGAGCGTGTTCTTACAGCTAAACTCGCCTGGTTCCACGGTAGCGATAACATCGACCGCTATTGCGAAACAATTCACGGTACTGACGCACAGGGTGCTTACCCACTCTCTACTGTAGCCGTAGAAGCTGTTATCAAGACTCACGCAGACGACATCTACAACAACTGTTGGTGGGGTAACATCGACAACGACCATGAGGGTGCTACCGAGGAAGAGAAGGCTATGGGCTTGATGGACGGTTGGATTACTTGTATCAATCACGACATTGAGGATGGCCTTATCAGCGAGGCTAACCACAACTTGATTCACTGCGAGGCTATCACAGCTCCAGCTAACGAGAAGGATAGCTCTGCTTACAAGATTTTCCGCAAGGCTTATATGTCTTTGGACCCACGTCTTCGCCGTCAGCAGATTTTCGCTTACATGACTACTGAGACTGCCATCGCTATCTCTGATGCGTATGCTCTCCAGTCATACGGTACTCACAAGCTCGACGTGGTGGCTGATGGTAACTACAAGATTCCCGAGTTGCCAAAGGTAACTATCGCTCCTGTTGATGGTATGGGTGTTGGCGACCGCATCATCTTTACTGTCCCTGGCAACTTTGTATTCGCAGTTGATTCTGAGGGCAATCAGTCATTCGTTGACGTTCGTCTCGGTTCTGACAGCGATACACGTGATCTCCAGTTCCAGTGCCAGTCAATTCAAGGCTGTGGAGTCGAAAATCCATTCGCTTGGGCGCTTGCGGTTACAGACGGTTCCCTTCAGAGCACAGATCTCGTATCTGGCGACTACACCAGCTCTAACCTTGTTGTTACTCTTGCTCACGACAAGGGTACCGAGATTACTGATGGTAGCGTAAAGGTGAACGACAAGAAGTACACCGAGCCAGTTGACACCACAGCAAACGAGGTTATCACACTCGAAGCTGTAGAGGGTTCTACCGATAAGTTCTCTCACTGGAGCAACGGCAGCAAGGAGAAGAAGATTCAGGTAATCGCCACTGGCATGGCTATGGGCTATACCGCTTTCTTCAAAGCTGACGGTGAGTAACCTGACGGTTAGGCTTACTAAAACACACTATAAATCCTTTGGCGGCGGGCGAGCAAGCCTGACCTGACGGAATATGGCTTCCGCCGCCATTTTTTTCTATTAATCATTAAAAAAGATACAATTATGGCAGATACTAAGACATGCCCAGAGATCAAAGACTTGCTTTCCGAGAATGATTGCTTGGAAAACTTCGGTGGTCTTGGCGTAAACGTATATGTTTTCTTGAAGAGCGACCTCATGAAGGCTTTGGAGCCAACAGAGGGAACTAACAAGTATGCAGCTCTTACTACTGCATCTTTCAAGAAGGGTAAGGGTCTCTATAAGTTCGAGTGCCAGGATGGTGGCCAGGGTCATACTTGGGAGAACCTTGGTTATCAGAAGGGCTTCAAGCAGACCTTGGATTACGTTCTTGAGAGCGTAAACGCAGACACTGCTTTCGTGGCTCGTGGTCTCAACAACTTGAAGTGCGGTTACATCGTAGAGGATAGTGCAAGCTCTATCATCGTGTATGACAAGCAGCACGACTTCAAGTACGATTCAGGTAACATCAAGGGCGACACAGGCAAGAAGCCAGAGGATGACCGAACAGTTACATTGTCCGGAACTCTCCAGCCTACTACTTATGGTCGCTACGAGATTGCAACACCTGAAGGTGGTTGGGATTCTCTCTTGAACGGTACTGGTACCGGCGTGGGGGAATAACAGGCGGAACTGATAAGAGCGACGTTAATTCCGCCTCTACAAAGTCTTCGGATAGCGCAGCCGAGAACACTGCGTCCACGCAGTCTTCTAAGTCAAGCACAAGCAAGACGAGCGCAAAGAAGGTGGCATCCGTTAACGATGAGACCTCTTCGCTTGATGAAGACGATGAATAATCGCTCCCCACTCTACAATGGATTTCCATTGGCAATTTAAACTCATATTTCTGAAAAGCCTCGGTATCGAGCCTTCTATAATGCAAGGCAAGGTATCGAGGCTTTTTATTCTTAGAAATATATCAGAGGTATGTTTTAATGTAAAATTAACGTTAAAATCATACCCCTGATATTATTTATTTCCTAATTTATTTGCAAATTTAAGATTTAATTCCTAAATTTGCAACCGAAATATATTTGAGATATAGTTATAAAGATGTCGGTTGATTTAAAACATTGTTCGATGAAGCCCGATGCGAAGCCTTGCTGGGTGTGTCTGCACGGAGCTATTTGCATCGGAGGCTTATACTGCATGAAGCATAAACGATATATGCAGTATCAAGATATATCGAATTGCGGCGATAAAGAAATCGCATAGCGAATAATAGATAATAAATAACAAACAATAAATTATAGGTTATGGCAGAGTTTAGATCCATATTGCTCACCAAGGAGGCTTGGACTCGCAGCTATTTTAGCGTAGCCAAGTATAGCGGTGGTATCACCGTGCAAGGCGAGGGTGGCAAAAAGCGAATGCTCCTCATCGTGGATAAGCAAGGGCGAGACCTTACGCAGGTCAGCATTCCTGTTGGTGAGCCGGCTGACTTGGTGGATAAGGAGTTCATTCCTTACTACAAGAAGTTGGGTAGAGACAAGTTTATCGCTCTTCTCAAAGAGAATAGTATGATGGAGCGTGATGCCCTAAAGAAGCTCTTCAAGGAAGAAGCGGAGAAAGTCAAGGCAGAGCAACAAGCCGAGAAAGAGGCGAAAGAGAAAGAGTTACAGCGTCGATACCCACCATTGGATTTCGTGTAACAAGGAATGCGAGAGGACTCTTCACTCTTCATACTTCACTCTTCACTTAAAAAAGGTAAATGATATGGGAGTTTGTCGGTCTTCCGTCAGATTATCGACCGATGGCGCAACCATACCATGCCCTATAAATAACAACATTCATAAACAAATAAGAAAAAAGGATTTATAGATTTTAGTAACAATGAGAACAGTAGAACAATTTCAACAAGACGTTCTCGCTCCCCTTCGCAAGGAGCGAGATGAGAAGATGATGGCTACTTACGACCGTGAGAACAGCCTGAAAGCGAATTATCAGCGTGAGCACAATAGTATCTCCGAAGATAAAATTGCCTTTATGAAGGTACAGAAAGAGGAGTTGAAAGCATTCCAGAAGCAACAGGCTTTCGACCTTGGCACATTCAACGCTGGCTTGGGTACTCGTAAAACGAATGCCTATAATATCTTCAAGAAAGGCATCGCCCAGGTGAAGCAAGACCGACGTACCATCAATGAAACCTTCCAAGACAAGATTGGTGTCGCCTTCGCCCGATACAACGAGGAGCGCATCAAGGCAGGCGAGGCTCCTGTGGTGTATGAGCATGGTAACGTATGCGCGCCGAAGGTGGCGCAAAAAGCCGAGAATGAATAATATCCGATAAGTTATGGCACAAGATAAGAATGATAATAAGCAGGAGACTCCCGAAAAGGATAAGGCTCTCGAAGCCATCAATGCCTTCCAGCAGTCTTGTCTCGACCTCGCCGAGCAGGTGAACGAGCGACTGTTTGAGGGATGCCGCAGCCCTTACTGGGTAGGTGGCGTGGTGGGTGGCACCTGTGATTTCGACGGAGTGGATTTTCTTACTCCCGAAGAAATGGTGCTGATACTGATGCACCACATGACCTACGAACAATACTCGGAGTGGACCGAGGCGAATATCGCCCATGCCGACAAGGATCATTACATCAACCTCCAGTCTTGGCTGATGGGTGCGAGATACGAAATGTTTGATGGCAAGACCGCCGTCACTATCCCCAAGGAAAGCAACGATGGCTCTATGTCGCTCAAAGAAATGGAGGCTCGACTGGAAGAGGCAAAGCAATCTTTCGAGAAAGCCTTGCAAGATGAAACCGTCCCTATCGAGCAGCGCATAGAATTGCTCCTGCAAGAGGAGCCAGACCTTACGATGAGCCGTGAGGAGCTGAAAGCCATTCTGTCCGACAAGCAGACCGCAGTCGATTTCTTGGCATTCGTCGATGGCTTGAAGAACTTGCATGAAGACTTCGAGCAGTTGATGTCGCTCCTCAAGGATAAGGTGCATGAGTTTCAGCTTCGCCATCCGCAGCAGCTTACTACCCTGGCTCTCTATCATATCGAGGGCAATCCTTACACTCAGCAGCCAGCCAAGGGTGAGACGATGCACTGCCTCACCAATGTGCTGAATAGCGAGCAAGACGAGCAGGGCAGGGTGAATATCATTAAAGTGTTGTTTCAGAACTGCAAGATGAGCCGCGCCTTCCGTGACATCATCGTGGGCACCTATATCTGCTTGAAGAAAGCAAACATGGTGGACTGTATGTATGCCACCGTAGGCGAACGGGTTACTTCCGCATCACCAAGCAAGAGAAAACGTAGTAAGAAATAAGCTACGATAATCAGAAGAAATCGAATCAGTCAATCAAAACAAGGTTAATTATGAATACAAAGCAACAAAACGTTCTTCGCTCCTTGCTGAAGAAATATCAATTTAAGAACGTGAGCAACATGGTGCGCATGGCTCTCGGCATCAACTACGAGAACTTCTTGCAGAAGACCGAACCGCTCTACGTTATCCCTCGTATCGCCTCCTGTTATCAGAAGGAAGAGGATAAAAACATGCTCAATGGCAAGGTATATAAGGAGTGGCTGGATATGGTGGTGCGCAAGCGATGGGTTGCGCCGATTAACGAGTATATCGACCAATATGGAGCGCACATCGTGCTTGGGGCTATCTACTATCTCATCGACAACAACCTTTGGGATGTCTATGAGGGCAGACTTGCCCTGGATGCCCGTGAGGATAACTACTACGATAAGTTGGGTGATATGCCTTCCGCTATCGACGTGGTGAAGGATATGGATAACGCCGAGGAGCAGAATGCCCAGGATAAGAACCAAGAGGTACAAACGAATGGAGGTAGTACGGGTAGCAATACGCAAGCCAATACCCCAGATATGCAAGCCAGCAACCGAGCTGCACAGCAGCCATCGGGCAAGCTGAATATCACTCGCCCCGATTGGTGGAACGATGATAGCTATATCCTCACCGCCGATGATGCCCTGTCCTTGGAGAGCGAGACCGAGGGTCTCTTTGCCATCCTCTCGCAGAACATCAACCGCTTGGGCAATTATATCGTCACAGCGGCGGACAGCGATGTATTGCGTAAGAAAATCAATGACCAGCAGAAGGAAATCGAGAACCTCAATATCCTGCACATGCAACAGATGTCGGACGCTCAGGCGGATCACCAAACGGTAGTTACAAACCTGCAAACGCAAATCGACGAGCTAAGTGCGAAGCTACAGGATTATCAAGCCACGGCGCAGAAGGCTTCCGACTTCATCGCCAAGCAGAGAGCCGAGGCGAGGGAGGCACAGAAGCAATATGATGAACTGAATGCCAAATACAAGAAAGCCCTCGACGAGCGAGACGATGCCGACAAGGAGTTGGCAGCTTGCAAGAAGCTTCTCGATGAGGAAGCCAGCAAAGAGCAGTTGCCTAAGAAGAAGGTGATACCTCGCAGTGCGCTCGACTCAGTGCCTCTCCTTGGCAGGGGAGTAATGACCGGACTTGTGCCAGTCTTGGCGAAATACAACATCACGGTAGATCCTAATAGATAAGGAGACGAAAGTATGGATATTGGAATACTCGACCCTAAGAAGTTGGGTCTCATCAAAGAGAATAATCAGAGTGAAGACCTCATCGGTTTGGCACCCACTTTCTATGGCGATGAATACACCGATTCGACCGCCTACCTGAAATTCAACAATGCCATCAAGCGTATGGCAGAGCCGAGGGAGGTGGAACGGAACGAGACCGATGTGGAGTTTGTCACTCGCAACGAGGAGGGCTGCATCTATGCGGTGGCTTATCATTATGCCGATGGCAGAGACGTGCAGACGGATATGCTGACGAAGACGAAGAACGGTTGTTGGCGATTCTACAACTTCAATACTCGTTATCATCCTAACTTTGTGAGTGCTTATGTATCGTCGATATGGGGATATAAGAAACCTACCGAGCAGGAGGTGGCGCAAGCGTTGGCAGCGATACCTGCATTTTTAAGCAAGATGGTGTTTGTCGAAAAGTTCGTATTGACGGTGTTCCCTGGCGGTTTCGTTATCTCCCGATACAAGTCAGATGATAACGATGTGATAGCATCTATCGAATCCATCGACTTCGTGCCATACGAAAATGTGGATAGAGATGATATGAAGGATTTCTATCTTAATGATGTTCTCCCATTTTGCGTGTATGGTGAGGAGCTTGATGCAGGGCACATGTCGGAAGACTTGGTAATGGCTGTCTTGAAAAATAGCCTAGAGAGACTGAAAAAGAAATATGGCGACAAGGAAAAGTTCTCGCTACAAGATGATACGGACGCAAACGTAAAGATTGCGCAGAAAGTATAAATATTAAAAAGGATATGGCAAAGGTAGTTGTTTCCATCACCTGTGATTTTGAATCGGGGCAGGTGACTGTGAAGGCAAGAAGAGACAAAGGGTATCTCGATATGAAGGATATGGAGAACCTCAACAATCTTGCTGGTCTGTTCGCGCAGCTGAGTGCAGCGTTGGTAACTAAGGGCAACGCATTGAGAATAGACAAGAACGCAAGGAGAATAATAGATAAATGTAAGCAATATGGCAAAGAAGAGCAATAGTAATAATGTAGGATTCATCCGACACGATGAGGATGAGGATTTTCAGCTTGGAGAATTGACGGTGGGCGACTTCGTATATGGCAATATGGCGGAAGAGGACGGCACACCAAAGGAACGTGAGGTTTGCATCGTCTCGGAATATTCCAAGAAGTATGCCGAGATATATACTGCCCGCTATCGTCAGATGAAATGGATGGGCAAGGCTATAACGCAAGAAATGATTATTGCCAATTACTGTACCCAGCCTATCAGCAACCTCACCATCATTCCTTTCTCGGAAGATTGGTTCGCCGAGAACTCGGCGATATTCCGCAAGTTGTCGGATAGCGAGACGATGAAACCAAGGGACAGCGACTTGAAAGTAGCTTTCGCCTACGAGTTTAAGGCTCGAAGATGGCAGGCCACCTATTACGCCGTAGGCTTCGAGTTGACTTATCAGGATCACGACCTGGAGGATAAGTTGCAGGAGGAAGGATTGAGTTGGGTAGCCAGCAAGACCGAAAGCAAGTGCAAGGCTATCATCGTGCAGATAGTGAAGCCTGTGAAGCAGACCGATGGCAGGGGTAGCTATAACACCTATAACGCCGCAGCCGTGGCACAATTCATCGCCGTGCATGAGCTTCAACATTTCCTTCGCCTATGTGGTGTGTTCGATGCAATGAATGTGCCAAAGGATTTGTTGGATAATGAGAAGCTGGTGCATGATGCAGTGGATGGGAAGAAAATAGAATGATAGACGTAACTAATATCCAGATAGGCGATATAGTCGCCACCAAGCAGCAGAGCATCATCGTAGAGAGGATGGAGCATATCTGTGGAGAATGGGCATTCTATGGCAAAGTATGCCGAAAGGACGGATGCCCAAGAAAGGCTGGTGGCAACCATCGCTACATCTTCGCCCCTCTTATCTTTCGGGTAACGAGAGGCGACAAGGTAATCATGAGAAAATAATGAAGCATAAATAACATAAAAGACAAGAAAGAAAAGAAGTATGAAAGCAAAGAGATTTTTGAAGCGATTGGGCATCTATTCGATGCCCATACTCGTAACCCTCATCCTGATGTTAGCGTTCAATGCCCTGCTGCAATGGACGTTCGATGTCTGCCACCCCGATGAGCTATCGCAGCTCTTCTTCACCGTAGGCAAGCAAGCAGTGAGTCATGTGGTGGTTAGTTTTGTCGTAGCCATCTGGATATTCTCCTGCATGATGCGATGGGCAAGGGAAAAGGATCTTCGCATGAGAGCCAAGGAACTCGGTGTGGATTACGATATGCTTGCATCTGATGCAGCAGCCAATGGCAACCCTGATAATGGCAAGGACGAAAAAGGCAACGGTAATGGCGACAACAAGCCAGCCGATGATAAAGGCGATGAAACCCACGGCGAAGGCATTCAGGTACGTATCACGTCCTTCTCTTTCAGTATCACCACGAATATTCAGAAATGGTTCAAATGCACCCGATACCTCGCCAATGCCATCCACGATGGTGTGGTAGTGGGCAATGTGCATCTTGATATTCCTACTGAGGACGAGCGCAAGAAGGATGATTTCTGGCAGAAGTGCGATGCCTTCATCTATGCCCTTTGGGTGAATGGAGCCTACCGCAACCGTCATATCGCCACAAGACTACTGGAAGTAGCCGAGCGCAACGCCAAGGAGCAAGGTTGCAAGACGGTAGCCCTGGAGTGGAATATCCGAGAGGCAGAGGAATGGGTCTTGAAATGGTACTTGCATCGTGGTTACGAGGAAAAAGAGTTTGGCAAGGGTATCTCCTTCCTGGTGAAGACGCTTGATTGGAACGAGGAAGAAAATCACGACGAGCAGTCAGCACAGGAAGAGAACCGTGACGAGAATCCCGACGAGAACCATGGCGATGATGAATAAGAATATCCACACCATCGTCTTAGGCTCTATAGACACCCCTCCCTATGACAAGCGTTTTGAGTCTTGCCGCAGGGTATTCAGTCCCCAAGGCATCGCTCCCGCTTGCCATACATGTGGGGGGGTGGAATAGAGCCAAAGATATTGGTGGAACTATAAAAAGACATTTCTTCTTCCAATACCCAAGAGGGCAGAACAAAGGTTTGTTTCTAAAGACAAGCCTTTGTCCTACGATAACGATTAACGCTTGGCAAGAAAATGTTTTTCTTGTGGAGAGTTTTGATTGATGAAATTATCGTTTTTGCGAGGTTGATATAGACAACAAGGATTTACAGAGTTTTAATGAAAACAATAAGACAATGAAAGAGCAAGAGACTAAAACTATTCCTGGTAAGATAGATGAGAACATCAAGGGTTTTTACCTCGTGTATGGGAAGCCTTGGGAACCTCCTGCAAAACCATTAACCATCGAAGACCTTTTTAGGGATAGCCGATATGGAAAAGTTTTGGCGGGAGTTTATGGCATAGAAAAGATACCGGTAGAATGGTGTACCTCTCCGTTAGTGGAACCACTGGGGTATCGTAAGGGATTCGAGGTAAGTGTACACTTTACATTAGAAACTTACGTTGACCCAACAGCGTATTTTGCATGGAAATTCCATCGAGCACAACCCAAGGTGTTAGGCTTTATTACAGCGACTACGGAGAATGCGACGTTTTACCGTTTCTACCCTCATTATACACCGAAGGTGAATTATGTATCTTACATTTCGCAAGAAAATTTTTCTCTTATCAAAATTAGCCAACTGCCCACGGTGCTTCCTAGCAGCGTGCAAGGTGATTGGCAAAATGTGCTGAATGCAAGTTGCATCGTTCCCTTAAATGGTGATATGTATTATAATGAATGGTTGTTAAATCAAAAATAAAAAGTATGCCAGTACAATTAGATTCGTATGAAGACTTTGTAGGTGATATTGCAGGACTTGGCGATATATACATAGCCCGAAAGAAAGATATTTCCGATGGCAAAAAGAACGCCTGGTTTTCTATTAGTCGTGGACTTTATAAATCAGAGGAGGATAACAACAAAGTCGTTCCCCCTTCTTCCGTAGAGAATCCATTCAGAGCAAGTTTTCCTACAGCGATAGAATTCGATGATACACCGGTGGGCGTTCATCATGCTTGCGTCTTGACAAAATCGGTTCTTCCATATCATAACGTTTTACCTTTCTTTGTCAAGAAGGATGATAAAAAATGGTGGAATGAAAATTATATATCGAAGAAACCTTGGCGATACTACCAGCTCCCAAAGTTGCAAGTTTTCATCTTTTCACTTTCTGAAGATATTCTTTACTTATTAATGGTGTATAATACGGTTATCGCCGACCTCTCTTCTCGACAATATCGTATTCTATCAGGAAGCGGCAATATAAACATCTAAAGGTTGCAGAATCATGGGAGAAATATTATCTAACATCAACACGTCTCAGTTGCAGCACGACTTGAAGCAAGGTTTCAATTATCAGCTTTATCTCTCCACCCTTCGCACGGCGGATGCAGCCGAACTGCCGATGGTAAAGAAGGATGACCTGGCGAGAGCGATGGCTATCCTCTATGCCGACCAAGGAGGCAACGAGCAAATGACGCATAGCTACAAACTGATGGCAGAAATACAGTTTGCGCAGGAAAAGTATCGCATCCTGGGTGGCGAGAAGCCCGACCCCAAGTTTGCCCTGCTACTGAAAAGGTATATCCGAGAAATCGAGATATACCAAGACCAGCTTGATGGTTTTCCAGATTGGGCTGTAAGGCTCATGGATAAGCGATATGGGATAAAGATAGACTAAATTAAAAGATTATGTTAGGTATTATATATCCACTAAAATAATACACGTATTAGCATTTTTAATACAAGTCCTATCTCTATCTAAAATATTTTATTTACTTTTGCAGCTATAATATTCTAATTTATCATTATAACTGCAAAAGTAAATAAATATGGAACTAAGACATTTACATTCGTTTGTATGCGTAGCAGATACCCTTTCATTCAGTGTAGCTGCCTCTTATTGTTGTGTCACTCAATCGGCGGTAAGCCAGCACATCAAAGCCCTGGAAGAGGAACTGGGCTGCAAGTTATTGATACGTACCTCGCACGACATCATGCTGACCGAAAGCGGAGAGGCATTATTGCCTCGTGCCAAGGAAATCTTAAAACAGACGGAAGACTGCAAGGAGCATATTCACGCCCTCAACAACTGCATCACGGGCGAGTTACGTATCGGGGTAGGTTCCTTTATCGCTCCATACGTCCGTATGGCTGCACTCACCTTCATGGAGCGTTATCCTAACGTGCGTATCAATGCCGATTTCAACAAGGCGCATATCCTTAATCGTTCGCTTCGGGCGCATAACATCGACTTGGCTTTCACGATGAATACTGCCTATAAGCATGAAGGTATCGAGTCACAGCCTTGCATCCCTTTCCATATTTATGCCATCATGCGCAATAGTCATCCTTTGGCCGACAAGGATAAAGTATCGTATGAGGATCTATTGAAACATCCACTCATTATGCCCGATGTGGGCGAACGAGAGTTTTATACCTGCCAGCGATATATTCAGCGAGACCTTACGAAACTCAACACCAAGTGCATCATCAGCGACCCCGACGAGGCACTTGCTGCCGTGGAGGAAACACATTGGATAACCTTCGCCCCGAAGCTGTATCTGAAGAACCACCCCACCCTTGTTGCAAAGCCTATCGTTAGCCTGGAGCAGGAAATGATGAGCAATGCCCATTATATGCAAGATGTGCCGATGAAACGTTCAGCGCAACTCTTGCTCGACATCATCAGGGAAGAGTCTATTCCGTATATCGTAGCATTGGAAGAAACGATGTAATAGAAATGAATAAATGGGAAAATGAAATGTAAAAAAGAAAGAAGAAAGAAAGATGGATGAAACTTTCTTTCTTCTTTCTTTTTTATGTTTTCTGTTCTATAAGTTATCAAATTTGATAATTCTTCGATTAATATTTCTTCTTTATAATTTTGTCGCAACAACATCTAATGAAAACCACTTTTCTGTTTACCTAATTCACCTTATCTTTGCAAGCGATTCCGATATTGGAAGAAACTAAAACATTTAATCACTATGCAAGTAAAAACGAATGATGGCAACTATGATGTTGCCAGCAAGGGATTGGGTAACACTGCCCTTGGTCTCGGTATCGCAGGCTTGGCTACCAGTTTACTCGGTGGAGGTGCATCTCTCTTCAATCTTGGCAGAGGTAACAATGGTATGACTGCCAACCCTACCGACCCAGACGCTCGCTTCGTAACCAAGAGCGAAACCAACCTTATCCAGGAGAACTCAACCTTGAAGACCGAGCTTGCTATCCAGAAGAGCGAGAACTATACCGACAAGAAGTTGGTGGAGGTAACGCAATATCTTGATGGCAAGGTGCGTCGATTGGAAGACAAGGTGGATGCAAACAAGGATGCCCAGCAAGCAGTGAACGCACAGCAGATGGCATACAATGCAGCCGCCAACGCTAACATCGACGTATTGAAATCGCAAGTAGCTGCCCTTAGTAGCGTAACCAAACTGATGATACCTTCGGGCAATGTATGCCAAACAGGGTGCAGTTGCGCTTGCGGTCAGTAAACAGTGAGTCTTTGCAGTTTATATATAAAAGGTAATACGGTATGGATTACAAGAACTCACAAATCTTAGCGGCGGTCGTGTCTGAATGGGCACGACCAGCCATTTCTCAGATAGCCGCAAGTAACTTGATGCGTCTGCCTGTGCTTCAATCCTTGCAAGCTACCATCGGTGGCATGGGTCTCGTTAGCGGAAACTATTCGCTGCAAGCCGATGTGGAACCGATGATTCAGCCTGTGGTGAATGCGCTCGTCACACCGATGCTAAGTAAATACTTTGCCGGCATACCCGAAGAGAGTATTCCGCAGATGGCTCACGATGTGGTGGATAAATTGAGGTATCATGGACCGCTTTCTATTCTCGAAGGTATGATTACTTTTGATGAAGAGGATCTTGACGAGTTGGCAGACCTTCTTCAGAAGAACCTACCTGTGGAGAATGCCCAAGGCTATCAAGTGAAACGTTAATCTTCAAGTGAAACGTTAATCATTAAGCGAAACGTTAATTATCAAGTATGCGTCGGCCAAGTCGTCGCTATATTAAAACAGAAAAGATTATGAACAAAAGAACCATTCCTGCCCATATCACGGCAACCCTGGCAGTGGGCGCAACCGCCACTGCCCCTTATTACGATGTCAACATCACGCAGCAGCTTTGCGCTCCATCGTGTGTTGGCGAGACTCCAGTATTTAATCCGCAGTTTGCGGTAAAGAGCATTGCCAGCGTTGGCACCTCACAATATCTCGTAACGATGCACGTAGAGGGAGTTATCAGCTATGTGCCTTGCAACGGTGGTACCTGTTGTATTCGCTCTCAAGTAGTAAGCCAAGATTTCGCCATTCCTGTATTCAGTGCCACTGCCATCAACAGCATTACTCCTTCCTTGGGTACAGTGAAGAATACGCTCGTCAAGCAAGGCTGTTGCTCATGTAGCAAGACCTTTGTTTGTGATGCACCTCTTACGCTCACTATTGCATGACTATCCACTAACCTACGAAAAGAAAGAAGAGACGATGAAGTATATTCAACTGATAGACCAGGCGAAAGCGCATGGTGTCGCTTCCGAGAAGAAGATGTGGGCAGCTATCGAACAGATGTCTTGCGACCTATCGGCTATCGAAGACACCCAGCCCGAATTGTATTGGAGGATATTGCGCCACCAGCACGCCATTCTCTATGACCGCCATTATAGTGAAAAGTTTGCCAACCATGATGTGCGAAAGATCATCTATAGCAAGGTAGGCGATAATGGGGAGCCTATGGGCTATGGTGCGCATTGGACGAAAGCCGAAATCGTGCAAGCCACTAAAGGTATGCGGTTTCACGATAAGGTGAACGATTGGGATAAGTACGTAGCATTTAATGCCATGTATGCTGACCTTTGCGGCAATATGGCCGACGAGGAAATCATCAAAGCTGCCTATCTCTTCTACTTCCAGGATGCAGACTGGCAGACGGACGATGATTGCACCAAGGTTTGGGATTATATGAGTTTGCACGCTACGATGCAGTGAGTGCAAGCGAATACAAGTAAAAAGATTGGGATAACAATACTTTTAAGGTTGATGTTTTTTTTGAAGCCTCCTTGCGCTTACCAAGCCGCGGGGAGGCTTCCTTTGTCCCTACCATAAAAATCTCTTTTTATATCTTTGCATCATAAACAAAAAGAAAATAAGATATGGCAAAGATAGACCCTATAGCAAAATTCATTCTCTCCTTTGAGGGAGGTTTTGTAAATGACCCCAAAGACCGTGGTGGTGCAACTAACAAAGGTGTAACCATCGCTACCTGGCGCATGCAAGGCTACGACAAGGACGGAGACGGCGACATCGACGTGGATGATCTCAAACTCATCACGGATGCCGATGCCACCGAAGTTATGCGCCGATGCTATTGGAAACGATGGCGTGCAGATGAAATCAAAGATCAGAGCATTGCTAACCTTCTTGTGGATTGGATATGGTGCAGCGGTACACCTTCCATCACCATCACTCAAAGTATGCTTGGCTTGAAAGCCGATGGCATCCCAGGCAAGCAGACGATTGCAGCTATCAACCGTCAGAACCCGAAGACTTTCTTCAATCGCCTAAAGGCTCGCCGCAAGCAATTCTATGAGGGTATCGTGAGGAATAATCCTTCACAGAAGAAATATATCAATGGTTGGTTGCGCCGACTTGAAGCTATCAAGTATGGCTCTCTTACTACCAACAAGGGCATTATCATTGAGTTTTAAGGTACTAAGGTATCAGTGTACGAAAGTAGAAAAGTACTAAAGTAGAAAAGTATGAACATATCGAATAACCAACCGCGGCGCATCAATCTATCTCTCCCGAAGCATTGGAACCTTTGCTCTCGAAAGCAACTGGAACTTATCGCTGATGTGATGAGGGAGCAGATAGAGCGACAAGACCGTTACCATCCCTTCTCGATGGAAACGGTCAAGATAGCTATGTTCTTTGCCCTTGCCGACCTGCAAATCGTCGCCTACCCCGACAAGCGAATGCCTATCGGCGAACAATACTATCTCTGTTATCAGAGCAAGGACGGCAAGCCATACAAGCCTAAGAAGAAAGTCAAGGTGGAGGATGATGAAAGACTCTTCCCTCTCTATGTTTGGCAGATTAAGTATTGGCTTGATTCTAAGGCGAAGACCGACAACAAGAACTCGGCTGAATATATCGCCCAAGGTGCAGGTATTCTCGATTGGCTCGACAATAAGAACGGTATGTATCTTACTACCCTACCCTACGACTTTATCGAGCGAAAGCGCAAATGGTACCGTAGGGTGAAAACCTTTCAAGGACCACATCAAGACCTGGATGGTTTCTCTTGGGCGCAATATCGTTTTGCATCGGATATGATGGGTACTTATACCCAACTTTCCAACTCCCTTATCAAGATGAAGGAGCGAGGTACTTTCTCTGAGGAGCAGATGATGCAGCAGGTGCAGAATGTGAATAAGGCGAAGGCGATGTTTCTCGCCATCATCTTTAACGGCGTAACACAGTTCGTGGATAGCAACACCGGCATGGTGAAGTACGATTATCACTACGAGTTGGACCAATGCACCAAGAACGCTTGCTACTTCCAAGACTTCCCCGATACGCAATGGCAGGTTATCCTGTTTTGGTGGACGGGTACGATGCACGTTCTTAGCAAGCGATTCCCTCATGTATTCAAAGTGCAGCCGATAAAGAAGCAGAAGCCATCTACTCCTTTGGAGATTTACACGGCCACCACTGCCACGATGCAGAAGTATGCAGGGCTGACCGAAGACCAGGTGAACAACCAAAGCTACTCCTTGGTTCTCGAACACCTGGAACGTCTCTCCAAGGAAAATGAGGAGATGGAAAAGATGAGACGAAAGTAAAATCATTCAGCCGAATAGGTTGTAACCGTTCGGCAAAACAAAACATATTCAGGATAAAAACAAAAAGTTAAACCACTATGAGACAGAAAAACAGAGTCACAAACTTGCAGCAGTTCCAACAGCGTAGTGAGGAACTCAAGCAAGCAGGCTATGTAGCAGTGCGCCCTGATGCCTATGTGTCGCCCAAGAACGGAGGACATAAGGTGTTCTCTTGGAACGACTATGTGCGCTCCATGCTCCTTAGCGAGGCAGGTATGAGCGCAAGCGGTTCGAGTGAAGGTAGTGCGGCTCGCCAACAGGTATCGAGCATCTTTGCTTCGAGCGGCGGCGAGAGCTTTAACAAGCCAAAGGGCGCAGGTTCCCCTAACCTCGGTTACATGGAATGGGGATTGGGCAACCGCAAGCCTAACATCGTATGGATGCTTACTCGAATGTCGCCATTCACAGCGGCTGGATTCGACTTCATCAAGAAAATCTTGGTAGGTCGTGGTCCGGTGCCTAAGTATCACTACACCCAGTATGTAGGTGGCAACATCACAGAGAAGTACATCCCTTACGAGACGGCAGGTGTCTTGCTTCGAGGTCAAATCGCCGAGTTGAAAGCCCAGGAAGAGAAAGCTCGCCTAGAGCGTCAGCAAGCCGAGCAACAACAGCAGCAGAACGCATCCGCCGAGAATGATACTTCAGAAGAAAAGCCTATCTCTCTCAATCTTTCTTATCCTGCACAAGATGAGGACAGTGAGGAGATGAAATCTCTCAAAGATGCCTTGACGGAATGGGAGGACACGAATGCGAAGGTGCGCCAATTCATCGAAGAAAACGACTTGATGCAGACTTACCTCAATATGGCTGGTGATATGGCTCTGATGAGTCAGTGCTTTGCCGAATTGCAGTTGAACCAACGTCAGATGAGCGAGGACGGCAAGCCGGTAGATACAGCCAACTGGAAGCCAAGCGTGATTGGCTTGAAGCACCGCAGTATCTTTACCACCCGATTGGAGCGACAAGACCCTAATTATCGCATCAACTATGCGTATGTCTCTAACCAGTGGCTCGATTCTACCCAATCTGCCAACACGCTGAAAGAGGAAGACCGCAAGGTATCTGCCATTCCTTTCTTGCAGAACACATCGGCAGTGAAAGATTTGCAGCGACACATACGTGAGGCGAGACAGAAGCGGGTGGCAGTAAAGAAACGCCCTACCCGATTCATCATGTCGCCAAGAGATTACGGTGGTCCATACTATGCCGAGGCAAGTTGGCACTCCATCTTTGCGGGCAGCATCTTTGAGTATGCCTTTACTATCGTAGATGATCGCCTTACCCGAAAGCGCAATAGCAACATCATCGGGCGAGTGATTTACATCCATCAAGACTACATCAACAAGCTCTACCAACAGCAGGGACAGGAAAAGAAGAAAACCATCGGCGAGATTCAGAACGAAATCTTTACGTCGATTAATACGTGGCTCGCCAACCCCGACAATGCGGGTCAGGCTCTCGTCTCTTCCGCATTCACGGGCAGCGATGGCAAGGAGCACAAGGCTTGGGAAATCGTGGAAATCGAAAGCAAGGCCAACGACCAGGCGAAAGCCGACAAGTCCGAGTTGCAAGAGATTTCAAGCATCATTTTCTTTGCCATGGGTCTCGATGCCAAGCTCATCGGAAACACGCCTGGCGATACTGCATCATCGGGTGGTACCGACCTTAGAGAGCGATTCCTGGTGAAGCAAATCCAGTTTGCTCCATTGCAGCAGGCGATGTTAAGACCTTTGGAGGTTATTTCCCGATTTAATGACTGGGATGAGCATCTGGTTTGGCAGATAGACAGGGAGGTGTTGACTACTCTTGATAACTCAAAAACAGGTGTTGCAAAACAAGGGCAGGAGTAAGGGCACCCCGATACCCTATAGATAGGAATAGTAGTTCCTATACCATAGGAATAGTAGTTCCTATATGATAGGAATACCTATTCCTCTATCATAGGAATAGTAGTTCCTATCTATAGGGTATGGCAATGCTCTTATCAAACAGATATATCTCCTTGCTTACAACAGATATATCTCCTTGCTTATAACAGATATATCTCCTTGCTTACAACAGATATATCTGTTTTAAAAAAAAATAGTGTTAAACGAAAAAGATAAAAAATATGATACTCTTCACGAATCAAGAACTTCGGCTTCACCTCCCCAGCAACGCTGTGGATGAGGTAGCCAACTTGCAGGGTATGCTCGACAACAGCGAAAAGGATTTCTTGAAGCCTCGCTTAGGCGATTCTCTCTATAATCGTCTGTGCGAGTATTACCGAGGTATAGACCCTGCCGATTTCTGCGATGCAGTTATCAATGGCGATTACGATAAGAATCCTTGGAATGAGGTCTTACTTTACGCCCAACGCATGATTGCCAACGATGCGATGGAAAAGAATATTGAGAAGCAAGTTTTGTCGGTTAATGGTGCCGGCATCAATGTGGCTTCGAGCAACGACTATTCCGTGGCAACCGATAAACAGATAAGCCAGGGTAAGGAAAGCTATCGTCAGACAGCCATGACCTCGCTCAATAACCTGCTTTCCCTCCTGGAGAGCTGGGCTAAGAAAGTGAATACCCCGATGGAGATTGATGAATTATCGGGCGATGGTGCAGCGAACGAGGCAGGTTCTTCTAATAACGCAGGTTCATCTGATAATACAGATTCTTCCGATAACGCAGGTTCATCCGATACATCGGATAGCGATAATTCCTCTTCCGATAATGAAACCGAGGCAGAGAAGCTGCAAGCCATCGGGGAGATAGTCTTGCTGTGGCAGGAAAGCACGTACTATTATTACCATTCAGACTTGCTCTTCCCTACCTGCGAGAGTTTGCAGCCATACCTCGACATCTACGGAAACAGAGATAAGTTTGTGCGCCTTATCCCCGATATGCGCTTTATTCAGAGCGAATATCTGGAGGAAGCCTTTGGTGAAGACTTCATCCCTCGCCTGTTACAAGCAAGCGAGGACGATAAGATGCTCAAAAAGGCTCGCCAACTCGTAGCCGCTTATCTCAAGGAGCGTACATCGGTTATCAACTTCGACAAGCTGACTCGCTCCACCGCCCATAACGATGCCATTACCGTAAGGGAGAGCATTCATCGACTGCTGAAGAAAGAGGCAGCCGAGGCGCAAGCCAAAATTGATGCAGATAGCGATCAAGAAGCGACCGGCAAGGTGGATGATACCAAAGATACCCAGGATAACAGCAGTGAAGGTTATCAGAACAACCAAGCTGGCTCCCGAATATTCGTCACCCCTATCCTGTGCTAAAGTGTATGATAAACTTATCATCATCGGTACACCCCATTAGCCACCGCAAGGAGTGGCAAAATTGGGGGGGTAAGGTACCCGCCTTAAGAGCGACTGACTATAAGTGTCCGCATTGCATTCTTCATGAATACGCATAGCTGAAAAGGCTTATTTCGTATTTAATGTCGTTTCAAGCATTATCAAAATCGCTTAATATGACGTTTAATCGAATATTAAGCCAAAAACGGGTAAAAAATATCTTTAAAATTCAAATAAACAAAATAAGGATTTATGGCAAACAATATTTTATCAACGGAACAAATCGTGCAGATTCTCGCTCCTGCCATTGGTGCGAGAATGCTTACCACCGATCAGCGAGAGGCTTTCGAGCAAGGTCTATCTCTCCTGGAGAATACTACCAAGGCTGCATCATTCGTAAAGGATGCACGCCGATTCAGAGACTTCCATCGCCGAGTGCGTCAGATGGTGACATACCTGCAAACCGCCGATACCACATCGGTTGCATCATCATCCAATAACAAGCGACACGTTGGCCGTCCTACCAAGCAGGAGCAAGCCGCCTATGCCGAGCAACAGAAGCAGAAAGCCCTGGAAGCAGCAAAGCAATCCATCTTTCCAGACTTGAAGCCAGACACCAGCGTGCAGCAGCTCACCTACAATGGTATCGTCGCCAACCCTAACGGCGAGAGCATCGCCGCCACCATGCCTAATTTGATGCAAATCCGTCCATTCCTCTCGAAGGCATTACAGGAGCGCATCAACACCGTTCGAGACCTTCGCAACGAGATGGCAAGCAAGGCAGAGCAAGCCAAGACGATGGTAGAGGCAAACGAAAAGGCTATCTCGCAAAAAAAGAGTGCCATCTATACCGAGGAAGAAATCGCTACCCTCGCTACTCGTGCCACCGAGATAGAGAGCGACATCCTGCCAGCCATCTACACCGATGTGGATAGAGAGATGGGTGAGTGTTACCTTCGATTGAGCGAGAAGACTGGCGACCCTGAATATATCAATTACGTCAAGAAGACTTTCACCATCGACCCACAGGAGCTTCGCACCCAGTTCAAGCCGTTCTTCGAGAAGGCACAAGGTAGAGACCCACGCTTCGCCGCTGCCATTGCCGAAAAGATAGCCAACGACCGTCCAGAGGTGAAGGCACAGCGTGATGCAGCCGCCAAGCACAAGGCAGAAGCCGATGCCCTCATCAAGTATATCATCCGAAAGGATAAGACCGCTACCCAGAAGCGAGTGAAGGGTATCAAGGAGCGCATCGACAAGTTGCGCAACGAGTACAGCGACATCGTGAGCGAAGACGAATTGGTGGGATATGAAGCTATCCTTACCAAGGCTATCGAAGAGGTGGGCAGCACCGATGAGATTAAGCCCGATGAAGCATCCAAGGATAAGACGGGCAAGAAAGCAGATAATAAGAGCAAATAAATCTGCAAAGATACGAAAAGTTGTTGTTAGGTTCCAAACGACCTAACAACAACCTAACAAATATTTTAGGATATTTTAAAAGAAACTATGACCGAAACGAAAGAAGAAAAGGCTCTTCGCTTTAAGCAGCTCTGCATCGGCATTCTTGCCCAGAGTGGTAACTGCGAAGCCTCGCAGCATGACTTTGGCGAGACATCGACCATCAAGGAGATGTGCGAAGCCTGGCATAAGTATTGGCATGGTATGATAACCGAGGTACCTCTGCAAGTAGTGCAAGCCTTCAAGGATTTCTATCCCGACTTCAAGGCGGAAATCAATGCGGCTGGCATATTCTATAATGAGGATTCTCGAACGGGCTATGTGCTGGTAGGCGATAGCGACGAGCCTATTCATCTTTCTTTTGCCCGTACTGCTTACGTCTTAGGTAAGGCTCATGTGGTGCTGCATCTGCAAGCATCTGCCTTGGCGATGAATCCCGATTGCAAGATAGAGCTATTGGATAACAGCCGAGCCACCATCAAGGAGGGTTATGCCATCGCCAAGGGTTATTCCCAGCTTACCACTGGTAGCGATGCAGAATGCGGTGAGCACGCTACGGTGCGCATCACGGATGGTACCTTGCAAGACCGAGGGCATAATGCCATCTATGCGTATGGTAAGGCTACCATCAATAGCTTCACCTCTCGCTTGATAACCCTTTACGATAAAGCAAAATTGAACATCAAAAGATAATCTCTAAAAATTACTATTCAGATGAAATCGCATCTTACTATATTAATCGACGATAAGCCTGCTGCACAGAGTTCTGATTTCTCTATCGACATAGAGGACTCCAACCCTGTGTTCAATGATACCGAGATGTTTTCCTATCCATTCACCTTGCCTCTTGATGGCAACCGATGGCTACTGAAGAACATCGAAGACCCTCGTGCGTCTATCCGTGCTGTCAACCTGGAGCACAAGCCAACTAAGATTTATGCCGATGGCTTGCCTTTCCGTAGCGGCACCTTGGTGATGCAGGATGATGAGGAGATTACCAACTCGCTCTCGATGAATATTGATGCCAGCACACAGAGTTTCAGTGACCTTATCGGTTCGCTGAATTGTCGTGATATTCCTGTGAAAGATACTATCATCATCGGCGAGAAGATAGGAAACGTGAGAGTGGATATTGAGAGTGACCCTGTTGTTAAGGTGAATGTTTTTATCGAGGGAGGTAAACATAAACATGATAAGAATGAGACGAGAAAAATACAAGCGGCACATGTAAGCGTAAGCAAGGTATTAGAGCCACAAGCTCTTGGTTTTTCCTATCCTGCTACTTGTGTGGAGATTCCTGGCTTTTATGGTGTTGCAAAGCTCAAAACGACAAGAACATACCCTAATAATCACGAAATATCAGTTCCAGAAGCAGCTATCAATGGCAACTATATTAATGTTTCTGCATCTTACGGTGAGACGGATTTGGCAGGACGTGCAGCAGCCTATTGTAATGCTCGTGTTTGTTATAAACATCATGGGCTTGATGAGGATGGGCAAACTGCCAGCGATGTTATATCGACAAAAGATTGCACTTGGACCAACGAAGACCTTTATCCGTATTGGGTTTTGGACGCTAATCGGCCGCAGTCTGGAATCTGTTTCTACGTTCTCTATTTTCTTGATTGTCTTTTTGATTATTTAGGTGTGTCATTTGATAAATCAGCTTTACTTGAAATAGAAGATTTTAAACATCTTTGTTTCTTCACAACGGTGTGTGCTTACGACACAATGCAGCATCCTCATCATGGGACTTACTATACAGAGACTGATGAAGAGGTTATCGCCAAAAAAAAGAAAGTTGGAGAAATTAAAACTGGGTATTTCAGTAATCAGGCACAAATTAATGGCTGGCTTAGTTCTCGTGGTTGTGGAGGTCAGATTAACATCGTAAAAGCAGAGGACAAAGATACCCAGGAACTGACCCTAAAGAAACCAGATGGTACATCGGAGCATGTGCAGGTGGGTGAGACAACCGAAGAGGGAGGAAAGGTTACAGGTATTTCCATTGAGGCACAAATCGAGAAGTTTTCTGTTCAGGCAAACGTGCTTTACATGGTTGCCAATAGTGACAACTTTCCAGATGAAACGGTTAGTACTGTGATTAGTTCGCTTGAGAGTGCTTTTGGTATCAAGTTTTCTTACGACTACGAGCAGAAGAAAGTAACCGCCTACCTCGTTCGTGATGTTTTGCGCAAAAGCGGTCAAGAGGCGAGGGCGTTTCATGCGAACATTCATTCTATCGTGCCTATGACCGAAAAGATCACTGGTGTTCGTATGAGGTATTCCGAGGAAAGCGACTCTAAGGACCAGAAGCAAAACGTGAAGGATAGTCGCAAGAATAAGAACATGAATTATGAGACCGATTACAACTATATTGACTATCCTGAACCTGATAGTGGAGATAATTCTACGGTCTATAACATGGACTATATTGATTTCTTCCACAATTTGAGTAGTGGAGACAAACATTGCTATATCGACCGAAAGACTGGTAATGCTTATCGCGTCAAGGTAAACGGCGATGCTACTACTACATCCGACTTAAAACCTGTTCTTTTCGAGGTAGGCCAATATAAGGGTGTGGAATATGGAGATTGTAGCGAGGAGAATGAAGACTTTATCCAGGACATAAGTATAGACTTCACTCCTGTCCCTTTCAATGATGTAAATTATTTCAAGGAGATAGAGTCTGCCTATGGCTCGCATGAGGCAGTAGATACTACGTCGGGTAAGAAGTATGGTGTCACCATCGAGAATGGACAACCTATTCTTTGCGCTTACGTAGATGAGGACATGGAGCATGAGTTTGTCGAGCAAATCATCAATCAAACGATTTCTACTGCATTCTGCGATTTCTATATGCAGCAATCTCTAAAACTAGTAGAGAGCTACGACCCATCCGGCACCGACGATGGTAATTCTCCTTTGCAAGATGATTCTCGTTGGGGCTTTGCGCTTGCTATGATGCGTGGAGGTGGTAGTGATGCAACCGTACAAAGTTACGACTACAACTATGATGGTTTTGGTACATCTAAGTGGCGCACGGCTGTTGGTAAATACGCCCTTGCCTGTGACTCTCTCGATATGATGGGTAATCTCTTCGATTACAACGGTGTACAGGAGGGTCTTGGCAATGGCGAAAGATTCTCATTGAAGATACGAGCCTACAAGGAACCATCCTGGCTGAAAGACCCGAAATATAAGGACGTGGTTCTTTGCGACCCAGACGAGGTGGACGATAAGGGAAATGTCGTTACCAAGATTAAGTCTCGTGGCTTATTCGATACGTTCATCTTGCCATACGCTTATTTCCTTCTCAATCGAAAGAAATACAAGATACGCTGCTCCACTACCGTAGCGCAGGTTGCCGATATTCCTAACCATTGGAAGGAGTGGTGGAATATCGGAGGTATCAAGTGCATTATCGACAAGGTGAATACCACCATCAGTGCAGAGACTGGTTTGGGCGAGGTGGAACTTACTGTTTACGCATTATAGAAAAAATATCAGAGACAATGAAAAAAGATAGAATATTGATTACTGGCTTGGGCATACATTCATGCCTTGCCACCAACGTACCCGATTTCGCAGAAGCCTTACATGATGGCAAGTGCGGCTTACATCACGATAGCCAACGAAAGGCGCATGGCTATCAGTCTGACCTATGTGGCGATGTGCCTATGGTATCTATGGCTGTAATCCAAGAGCTGACAAGGGCACAACGCCAGTGTATTTCCCAGCCTGGGCAATATGCACTCAGCACAGTGAAGCAAGCCATCGCCGAAGCGAAAGTAACAGATGATTTTTTGCACGATCATCATGTATCGCTCATCGTTAGCAATGACTCCACTGCTGGAGCTGTGATGCAAACGGGCATAAAGATGCAACAGAAGAACGATACTCGTTATTTGGGGGCAGGAGCCGTCTTCCGTTCACTCAATTCTACAGTAAGTATGAATCTCGCTTCTATTCTTGGCATACACGGTTTGTCGCTTACCGTGAGTGCAGCTTGCGCAGGAGGCGGTCATGCCATCGGTTTGGCGAAGATGCTTCTCGATACCCAACAAACAGAAATGGTTATCGTAGTGGGCGCACAAGAAAGCGGTGTGGCATCCATGCAGTCTTTCGATGCGCTCGGTGTATTTACTGAAGACAAGGTGCAGCCTTTTGGCAAGCATCGTAGCGGGCTTGCGCCTTCGGGAGGTGCGGCTTGCATCCTCCTGGAGCCAGAAGCTAATTATCGTGAGCGAATATCCGAAGAACAAAAAGACTATGCGCCTTTGGCAGAATTATCGGGCTACGGCTTCTCTTCCAATGGAACGAAAGGTATCAGCACTCCCTTCGCCTATCAAGAATCCGCCTCTATGATTAAGGCTATCGACAATGCAGAGTTGGATGAAGGTTTTATAGATGTTGTGCTTGCCCATGCCACAGGTACCATCCTTGGCGATGAAGCAGAAGCAAGGGCTATCGGCGATACTTTCACTCTTTGCCCTCATATCGTAGCTACCAAGGGAATGACCGGACACGAGTGTTGGATGGCAGGCGTATCGCAAGCTGTGCAAGCTACTATCATGCTTAGAAATGAATTCTTGCCTGGTTGCGTCGGTACACAAGAGAGTGCTTTTCCTAAGCTGAACCTCGTGATGAAAACCAAAGAATATGCAGCCCACAATATTCTTTGCAATTCATTTGGCTTTGGAGGTACGAACGCATCGTTTGTCGTTTCGAGAGTAGAGAATAATGAATCGGAATAAATTCTTATCAAGGCAAGAACTTATCAAGTTATGAAACGAGTTGTGAAATAAGTTACAAAACAAGCAATGAAACAAGTTATGGAAAAGGAAGAAATCAAGGCAAGGCTACATACTATTATCGAGGGTTTGAAATCGCCTACCAACGATACAGAGATAGAAGATAGCTCTAACCTACGAGAGGACATCGGGCTGGAGTCTATCGACTACCTGGATATGATACTTCAGACGGAAACGATGTTTAATATTAAGATTAAGCCCGAAGAGGCTTCGGCTTGTGTCTTGGTATCGGATTTTGAGAAATTGGTGGAAAGCAAACTATCCGATAAAATCTGATACTCGCCCTATCAGGTTTTTATCGGAACCACCAAACTTAACACTTAACATTTAACACTTAACATTGATAAAATCGCTATGGCAAAGAAAATCAATCTAACGTCGGGTTCTATCTTGGCTGGCAACCCTATCACGTTCACTATACAGCCAGAGCAATACAATAACCCATCCTTTCATCGTGTAATCGTAGAGGTGTCGTATGAGAGCAATGGCAATTACGAGACTATCCAGCTCAATGTGCCTGTCACCAAGGAGGGCAACAATGTAGAGTTGGACGTATCGTCTGCTTTGCGTGTGCCTTTGGAGGATTACGAATATACATCGAATGCGGCAACCTATCCGATGGTGAAATGGTTCATAAGGGCATACGATGAGTACATGGATAGCAATGGCGAGGTGCATACCAACGTAGGCGAGCAATATTACCCACAGAAGCCGGACGCAAGCACAGGTGGAGCTACCAACTTGCGCTGTATCGTAGGTGCATTCTCGGATATAGAGCGTATGACATCGGGCGTAACCAAATCCGTAACCAGCTTATCTCGTAAGCCTACATCCTCACCACAGGTGGTTGTGATAGGCGATACGTATGCCTATACCCCTGCTTACGCTACTCCTCAAACCTTATCGGCAAGCAGCAGTCTCGTTGCGCCAACATCAAAGATAGGGACTATCGCCAAGGAAGGCTTGCAAACCATCGGTGGGCAGCCATTGTATGCCATCCCACAATCGCAAGCGTCCGACCGCATGAATTTCCGTTTCATCAATTCCTTTGGTGTGTTGGAGAGCATCAATGTGCCGAGAGCCTACAGCGAGAAACTTTCCATCCAGAGCGAAAACTATACAGTAACTAAGTTGGAAACTTTTAATAGTTTCTCTCGCTCGGCAGTGAGCAAGAAGAATGATCGTGAGGTATGGCAATTCATCACCGACCCTCTGGATGAGGATTGGTTGCGCTGGTACCTGCATGAGTTCTTGATGAGCGAGCACGTGTGGCTCGACGTAAAAGACAACTGGATTCCTTGCACTATCACGGCAGAAGAAGAAATTACGATGAGAGATAGAACCAATACTAATATGTATTCTGTATCGTTTAGTGCGAAGCTGGATATATATGGTTCGCCTATCTTGTGATTTTTATATTGGTCGGCCGATTAGATAAAATTGGCTAACCGATTTGATGAAATTGGCTAACCGATTTGATGAAATTAGCTAACCGATTCTATAAAAACGTTCGAACGATTAAGAGAAAAATCGTTCGGGCGTTTTTATGTTTGTCCCAACCGAAAAAATCTTTTTCCTTAACTTTGCATCATAGAAATTAAAAACGAAAAGAAACAAGGAGAAGAAAGAGATCATGGCAACAGAAGCTAAAACAACAAACTATTGGATTGCGAGCAATGCGCTCTATATTCAGCTCAACGCAACCGGTGAGCCTAACCGCATTCAGGCGAGTGCGATTAGCGGAGCCTCTATCCTCTGTTATATGCAGGGCATAGAGGGTTTGGGCTATGATGCCGGACACAACTACCAGCGTTGGACGTTAGCCGCCTACCCTTCCGAGTTTCCGGACAACAACGCCAAATACGTCTATGCTGCCATCCCTCGCAAGCGCACATCGGATAACGATGTAGCCATCATCTCTTTTCCTAGTCAGCGAATAGACATCTATGGTAAGACTATCGAGGATAACCCGAAGCAGCTAGGCGATGAGAATTTCTATTATATCTTTCTTCAAGGTATCATCGGAGAGGTGGAGGCCGACGAAAGCGGAAATCGTAGCCGAGACTGGAAGCAGAAATTCGATTGTGGCTCCCTTGCCACCGACGAGGCATTGGCGAGCGGAGGAGAAGGTAGTTGGTGGCAGTACAATTCGGTTAGCGATTCTATTACTTTTCTAAAGACAATCTTGAAAGCTACTTTTGACACTTTATCTGCAAAAGTAGCAAATATCACCAAGCTTATTCTTGGGGGCAAGGAATTAAATGGTATTGCTGAAGAAAATACTATCGAGACGAGTACTGATAAGATCGTCACGCCTCAATATCTAGGTCAGTTTGGCGTAAAACATTTCCTGGCAAAAGATAAGGATGATGTAGCCCAAGGATTGATAACCTTCCTAAAAGGGTTAACATCGAAAGAGCTTGCAAGCCTCACAAAAGGTGCCACCTTTGGTGATTTCGTGCAAGGCATGCTTTTTGGTTCCGGTGCTCGCATCGATGAGCGTGGCAATGCCGAGGTGGAGAGTCTTACATCCCGCAGCTCCATCATAGCCAAGGAACTCATCACGAACCGACAAACGGCGATGGAGAGCAACTTCGTGTTCACCGAGAGTGGACTGGTGGAGACCGTGAGGGAGATGGCATCCACGAGCGACGACGGCAACACCACCTACAAGCTGAAGCTTCAGAAGCGGTGGGAGAACGACTTTACCGCTTTCAAGGAGAACGACGTGGTACTGGCATCCATCAACACGCTTTCGAGCGGTGGCGAATACTACGACATGTGGTTCCGGGTGCTTTCGGTGAACACCGTAGCCAACACCATCGATGTGGTATGCTACCCTGACAGCGAGGTGCCGTCGGGCAAGAACTATCCACCAACCGAGCTCGCAAGACTCATCAGATGGGGCAACGCCGTAGACGAGGACAGGCAGAGCTGCTGGTACATCTCGTCGAGCGATGGCCTGTTGGTATGGCTCGATCATGTGACGAAGCCTATCATCGACAAATCTAACTATTCGCTCGCCATGGGCAAGTTGCCAGATGCCCTCCAGTTTGTCTTCAAGGATTTTCCTACCGCCAACAAGCGGGACGGAGCCTTCTACGCCAAGTGGATGATGGCGCAGACCTTCCAGACGATAGACTACCAGGGCAACCCCATCATCACCACAAGAGACAGAGGTGCCTGGAGCGAGGGCGTGGCAAAGGGCGACAGCCCATACCGCAACGGCGACAACACCGTGGACACCGTCTATTATCTCGGCTGCAAGTGGCAGTGCCTGGAAGACAAGACCACCAAGCCACCTACCTACTCATCCACTGCATGGGCTTTCGTGGAGGGCAATCCGTTCTTCCAGCTGGAGATGCTCTCCAGCAACTACTGGACCTTCAGGGCAAGCCAGATTATGAAACGAGACAGCGATAATAACTTCGTTCCGTTCACCACCCTGTATGTGAAGGGATGGCTCTACAACCAGGATGTGACAAATTCAATGTTCAACATCACCTGGACGCGAGACACCGGCAACGCCGCCAAGGATAATGAGTGGGCAATGGCGCACGCCAACGCCGGAACGTCCATCGACTTGACCTACGAAGACCTCGGAGGCACAGACTACAGGATGGGAACCGTAACCTTCAAGGTATCTGCCGAGATGAGAGACGGAGAGACCTTGCTGACAGACAACGACTCTAAAAAAATATAAAGCATGAAAGAACTAGCAAAAAGCAATCCGCAAGATTTCTCGGTGCAAGCCACGAATTATTCGCAGAGCGTGAACATCGAGGTGCTTGGCAACATCGCCAACAGGCAAGCTTACGATGCCGCTACAGGTGAGTTTGAGCCAAACTACGAAACTCGACCTTGCCAGCTGTTCCCAAGATGTTTCCTCATCGACCCGGACACCCCAACGGCCACGGAGACTTTCAATTCCCGGCTCAATTCTTTTCAATGGTTTGAGGTGACATCGAGCGGCGAGAAGGTGGTCTTCCCCGTTGACTTAAACGGAGGAGTACTCGCCGGCTACGACGTAGACAAGGACGGCATATACAAGGGTATGCTCTACGTCAAGAGCAACGGCAAGGTGGGCACGAGGAGAACGATGAAATTCATCGGCATCTGGAAAGACCCTCTGAGCGGTTATGTGTATCGCTTCGAGGATACGAAACCGCTTGGCGTAGAGGATGCCACCACGGCAAGACCAGAGATAGCACTCGACTCCCCTACGTCTTGCCCATGGAACCCACTGAGACAGGATGCGGCGCAAACCATCACCGCCACCGTGGTGTGCGGAAAGAAGGTGGTGACGGATGATGCCAAGTGCAAGATTTGGTGGGTGCGTGTGCTCGATGACGGCAGCAAGCAGACAATTACCGACGGCGATACCGACGGCAGCATCGAGATAACCAGCATCGCCAAGGGCAAGAACGGACAGATCTCCAGTATCACCATCGACAGGAACCTCATCGGCGACAGTATCTCTTACGAGGTTTATGCGGTGTACAAGGCAGAAGGCTCGCTCCCCGCATCCTATCAAAATACGGATGCCAGGGCCACGACCACCATCACGAGACTCATCCCTGCGCTCACGGCTAGCTATCTGGGGGCTACGACGAGAGTGGCGAGCGGTGTGTATCAGGTACAGTGCTCGGCGATGGTGAGCGACAACCAGGGAGCTATTCCCGAGGGCACATGGAAGGAAATCATCAAATGCAAGTGGGAATTTATCACGAAAACCATCAATGCCAAGGGCGAGGTAACGGAAAACGCCACGCTCATCGGCTACGGCAACAAGATGTGGGTGCCTGTGGAGCAATACAAGTTCCTTCGTCTCACCCTCATCGATAGGGAGAATTATCTCGCCATCGTCGATGACGACGGCAACTATCTGACAGACGATGATGGAAATATATTGGTAGAACGCGCTTTAATCAATTAATAAATAGTTATGGGATATTATATCAAGGTAACAAAGGAGGTGGCTTCGGAGCTGCTCCCGGCGGGCGTAAAGCCTACAAAGACGAAAGACGACAACTGTCTCTTATGGCAGTCTGAGCTGAATGAAGTGGAAGGTATCAATCTCTCGGAGCGTTGCAAAACGGTTGGCGGTGCGCTGCTTACCGAGCAGCAGGCTAGCGACGAGATCCAGGGGTGCGATTCACCCGCTTATTGCTACACGCCTGTGGCGTACGGTGGCGAGGGCGACACGAGAGGCTCGGACTTTTCAGAAAACAAGAGTAACGAACGCAATCTCGACTACACGCAGGACGTGAAAGTGCCTAGCGTGGAGCAAGAGACTAAACAAGAGGAGGATGTGAGCGATGAGTAAGGCAGTACAAACAGGTCAAGTAACCGTCGTAAGCGACGGAACTACCTTTCACACCATGTTGCAGTGTACGATAGGCGACCTATACCAAGCTTACGAAGGCGACTACAACAGTCCTTCGAACATCACCCCTAACTTCGAGCAGACGAGCTACAAGCCCATGCTGGTGTTTCAGGCATTCAGTGCGCAAGAGGGGACGGGTGCATCTTACAATCTAGCTGGCGCAACGGCAAAATGGTTCGTAGGAGCCACGCAACTCTCATTCGATGCATCGGGAGCATCCACTACGAAATTCGGTGGTGTTTCCGGACATTTCGTACAGACCACGAGTGACGGCAACCCTGCCCTGAAGATAGTAAAGAACCTCATCGGGGTGAACCTTGGCAACTCGTTCCCGGTAATGTGCATCACATCCATCTCCGTGGACAATACATCCGTAGATCTGAAGGCTTCGACCATGGCATCGATCGCCATTGGAACAGAGAACACCAAGAAGGTGAGCATTGTGGCAACCAGCAGCACCGACCTCTTCACCATCAAGGAAAAGGGCGGAAAGTGTACGGTGGCTGCGATGGTTATAAGCGGCGACTCCGTGTCATCGGCTGCCTATACCTACAAGTGGTATTTGCCAGACAGCGAGGGTGGATGGTCTATCAAGCAAGACGGTTCGAACAAGCAGTTTGCCGTGAACGAGGCAGATGTAAACTCATCCACCCTCGTAAAGCTGGAGGTGTATAATGGCAACAGCCTGTATGGCATGGACGTGCAGACCATCAACGATGTGTCGGACCCATACCTGCTTGTGCCCAACTGCTGCACGAAAAACGGCGACGGAACGTACACCCTCAGAGCCGAGACTGTGAGAAGAAGCGAGACGGGCAACCTGGTGTATCTGCCAAAACTCTATAAGCGTGGCAGCACGACGGCAGAGACAGGTATCACCTTCGATATGTATTGGTACGACAACGCCGGAAACTCCGTCGTCTCGTTCACCAAGCAGACGGAAATCTCCATCCCGGCAAAGACTATCTCAGACCACAATGGGCTGGTCTACGTATTACAGACAACGACTTAAAACAGATGGCTTATGAGCGAAAAGAAACTAGCCTCGGTCACTGGCAGCGTGCCCGTGGTCGAGAAAGGTGAGAAGGGGGCGACGATACGCCCTCACGAGTCGGCGGTATCCGGCTCGTTCACCTATATGCAAGGCGGTGACGGCGAGGCGTATATAGACGTTCTTTGTTTTGATGGAAAATGGTACATGTGCACATCGACCTACACTACCTCTTCCCCTTCGGCTACCGATGGACACTGGAAAATAGCCAGTAATTTCGATTTTGTCGCAACGAAGCTCCTCTTGGCAGAAAAGTCTTACATCAAGAACCTCGGAGTTGATAACATCCTCATCACCGACCAAGGCGAAGGCAAGGGCAATGTATTGCTGAGGGCTGACAAGGATGGAATCACCTGTAAGACTGGAACGTTTGAGAATGTAAACATCTCTAATAATTGCAACGTGGGTGATTTACTAGTGACAAATGGATTACTATGCTACACAAACGGGAATCTTAGTTACAAACTCGCTAATGATCATTTTGAATATACCGATGTTGCGACACCATCTACGCTTTACGGTGGAAAGGATGGAGAAGCGTTACTATTATCATTATCTACAGACAAAGCAGAAGTCAAATTGCATAACGGAGATGACGGTATTGGGGTTTACACAACAAGTGGATACTATAAAGGAAGATATACACCATTTTCATTTACGATTCAAAACAATAACAGCTCCAGCTTCTATGTAAGCGGAAGGGTTACAGAAGATCTAGCAAGGATTACTGTCGGAAATATTTTTATAGTTGATGATTATAGAGCTGGTAGAGAACGCTCATCTATAGAAAGTGGCATAATGAGTATTGAATGCGACAGGGTGAACAATACGGCCAGCTTGGCGTTAGGGACATTCAAAATAGAACACAACGGATCTACAGGAAAGACTATCATTGATGCAAATGGCATTCCACTGGGTAGCAATAATGTTTCTCAGGGGCAAATTTATCATGATAGTCAAGGTAACCTTAAAGTAAGAATAAGTTAGAATTAAAAATCAATACAATTATGGCAATAAAGACAAAAAAGATGAGCGACTGGCTGGCGCAGAATGCCGAAGCCATCACGAACGCTAGCAAGGCTAGCATGATAAAGTGTCTTAACCAAGACCTTCGACCCTTGCAGGATGGAGTATACATCGGTAAGATACAGAACGATGGTTGGGGAACGCAGAGTGGAGATGACTACGCTAACATTGGCTCATACATGCGATGTGAGGCATGGCAGACAACGGGTATCGGTATATCCTCTGGAGATGCAGATGCTATCGTCATACAGTTTGGTGGCTACAGACTGGGAATAGCCTTGACGGAGCCTAGCGCAGCGATGAGTTGGGGCAGTAAGCAGACAAATGATAGCATAGGTTATGGCACCACATGGGATTTGAATACCTTCGATGGCAAGACTCGCACGGCAGGTGTGATGGCTAGCAGTTATTTCAAGGATGACGATCCTGCCACCTATGCCGTGGCTTACTGCTACAACTACATGACCAAGCGCACGGAGGGCAGTAAGATTTGCCAGATAGGCAAGCACAGCTGGTGGCTGCCTACCATGGGCGACCTCTTGCTGATTCATCAGCATTTCGAGACCATCAATCTGGCACTACAACGCATCAAGGACGCAGGAAAGCAGTCAGCAGACTTGTTGCAGCGTGCGAGCTACTGGTCTTGTTGTGAGTATTCGGGCGCCAACGCCTGGTATCTGAATTTCAGCTACGGCTATCGGAACCGCTACCGTAAGGT